ATAACCGACTTACAGGAGAGATTAAATTATGTTGACTAAATTAGGATGTGGAATATTTGTATTGATGTTGCTTGCTGGGTGTACTGATCATTCGAGAGAATTTATAATTGATATTGAGGCTGATGAGGATGCATGGGTTGACGTGTATATTGACGGGGTGAAAATTGAAAAGACCGGCAATACTGAAGAGTCTACAAACTCTCCTGAAGGCTCTCTTGACGCGACCATTCCACTGTCTGGTGTTTTATAATGAGCTGGTGGCAGGATTTAATAGACGCGTGGAGAGGTAAGTTGAGCGAGCAGCAGGAAAAGCCAGAACCAACTGTAACCACTACGACCAAGCCAAGCAGCACGTTAATCGGGCATTATTGGGGAACGAGTGATGAAGTAGTTCCTGGAATGGCAATTGTTATGCCTCCGAAATCTCTGACTGGTATAATTAGATCAGTTACTGTTAATGGTGAATCTTTTGTCTACAAGATGCTTTACAGAAACGGCCAGCAAATCTGGTACGGCACAAAATCCGCTGACGAATATGGCGATGCCGAGATTCAGGTTGAAACATCCTCAAAGATTTATACCACCAAAGCTGCTGGTGTTGAGCCTGTCAGTGCTGGGAAGAACTCTGAGACATTGTGGTACCGTGGAAGAACAAATGGAGATCGTGCCACTTGGTACGGTAAAGAGTTGTTCAGTAAATATCCGAAGACTATACGAGTCACTATTCCAGGGTTTCTCGATGAAACCATTACTCATAATGGTGTTCGTTACGAGACTTCAAATCTGCTTGTGAAGCAAAGCGATTCCCCAGGAAGGGGTATAGCTGTTCTTGTTAATAGATCATATAAAGGAAAAACTTGTACTTTGAGTTGGTGATATGAATCTTGAGTATGTGAATATAAAGTATAAATCCGGCTTTAAATATCAGGTATCAAGGGTGGCCAGTGTTCAAACTACTATACTTGGGTACGATGTTAAGAACCAGTATTATACTCTGAATGAAGATGGCGTGCTGACTGCATTGGTTGGATATGCTTGGGACGGTGCCTCTAAATGCCCTGATTTCCGTAGCATAATGAGAGGAAGTCTTTTCCATGATATCTTGTACCAGATGTTTAGGTCAGAAGAGTTGCCAAGACATTTCAAAGGCACAGCAGATGGATTGCTTAAACGCCTATGTATTGAAGATGGCATGTGGAAGCTGTTTGCTGAATTGGTGTATGAAGCTGTAGAGAAGTTCGGTGCTCCAGCTACCCATCCAAATCATAAGAAAAGAGAGTACACAGCTCCATGAGCCTCATAAGAGAACAGGTTGTTAAGAGAGTAACAAGATCATCAGGATGGAATAAAGTTCGCACTAAACATATTAAGTATAATAATTTCTGTGCTGTATGTGGTAAGGTGAAAGGGCTTGAAGTGCATCACAAAGAGTCGTTTAAAGATCACCCTGAACTTGAACTCGATCCAACGAATCTAATTACTTTATGCCGGAGACATCATTTCTTTATCGGCCACTTGGAAAACTGGAAGTGCATAAATATCGAGATACTATTCACAGTTCAATTCTTCAATAAACTTCTTAGAGAAAAATAATGTGGTGGCCGTTTAAACCAAAACACAAGACTATCGAAAGAAACAGGTTGCGTTTGCTCCTGTTCAAGGCATTCAATGGTCTTGACCACAAGCCCCTGGACATGAAGTATAAGATGTTCAATAACCACTCTGATGTTGTGAGGCGCACTCCGAGATTAGGGCAGTATGATGCAGACTTTTATGATTGTGATGATCGAGCATTGGACATGATGCAGAAAAACCACGGTTTTGCTATCGGTATGATCAGGATTAAGTGGAACGATACGATAGATCATGTTTTAAATATTGTTGTTATTGCTGGGGATCTTGAACTTTATGATCCTGCTGGTAAGAAGTTTTTCAATACCGACAACCGCGAATGTAAGGATATATGGATATGATAGTATCGTTTCAACATGCTTTGCGTAGTATTAGGTCATGGGACGAATATCAAAGAATCATGCAATTAATGAGAATACGAAGAAAAGAGAGGTGGCCGTTTTGACATTAGGAGAGAAGCAAGAGCATTTCGGGAAACTATTACCGTTATTGTTAATGGAGGCCAGGAAATTAAACCCTATTCGCGTAGGGGATTTATTTCGTGACCCGAGAGTACATGGCTATATGGGAGTGAAGAAAGGGTACGGTCACAAAAACTCTTGTCACAAATTGAAGTTAGCCGTGGATATAAACTTTGTTGTTGACGGTGTGTTGGGTGGCGAGGATCTGCACGAAAGGTTGCATGATTGGTGGGACTCAATTGGTGGTGCTAAAAGAATCCCACATGACCTCAACCACTACAGTTTAGAGCATGATGGACATAGGTAGTTTCTATTGTCTGTTGTTACCCGCTCTCTGTTTTCTTCTCCATTTTCCACAATGAATACACCATTGTTCTTCAACTTTAAAGTCTCTAATGTGTCCAATTTGGCTATCATACCATTGATGCCAACAAAGAAGCTCCCGTATCCATTGAAAATCAATTACAAATCCTAGAATCAATACAGTCTTTTTATCGTCTTTCCATACTATCTCCATCTTTCATCCTCAGTTTTAATAAGCCCTGATAGTTCTATTATCAGGGCAAGTTGTCCTGATAATCAATGGTTCTATTGCTTACGTGCCGCAACCCACCCCTTTACGAAATACTCTTGGTGTAGCTCCCGTCCCGCCGCCATATCGCATTCGTCCCTAGGGCAATCTCTGCACAAAACTTTTCCTTCGTACATACAAGGTGATTCCTTACTAAAATTGTACTCAGCAATAGAGCCAGCCGTTCCAGTGGACTCGCTCAGCTCGTCGGTTTTTAATAAATTCGGTTCGTAATTTGTAATCTTACCATTGTGTATAGCTACCATTTCAATCCTCTTTCCCTATACAAATGTGGTTTCCATTCTCATCAAGTCTTGGTCGCAACCCAGAAAGAAGCCCAGCTTTTATGTATTGACAACCAGTACCATAGTCCGTGTACAAAGTCATACCAGACCTCTTTCTGGTAGTTTTACTATCGGTGTCATCTCTACCAGTGTAGCCGAAGTTATAAACAACAAGAAATGCCATAAGAACCAACCAAGAAATTGCACCAGGGTGCTTAAACAAATACCCCAAAAAATCAACCATGTCTTTTATCTCCTTAGCTATGTAAGTTTCATCCCATACGTTGTCGCCATTGCAAGCAATGGCTCCCTGTCATGCCAATTGTTACACTTATCCCATAACTCTTGTATGCGTCCTCTGATAACATCGTCAGGTTCTTCTATGCGTTCAACTGTTACTCTTGTTTTGTGTACGCGCACCATTCCGTTAAAACATGACGGTTTAAGTTGTGTAAGCTCACGTAATTCGTAATCACCCACGGTTCTAAATGTCTCTATTGTTTTTTTCATTGCCTCTCTCCGTCTTGGGGTTTCTTGTATGTAAATGGGAAGTTTAAATATAAATAAAACAACAAATTTCCAACTCCACATACTATATTAACGTAGTCAATTGCTTCATTATTGAATAGTCCAAAACCAAGCACTATGCCAAGTATTCCTGCAAGTAGATTCATCAGATTGTTCATAATTTATCCTTCCTAATTTTTCTTATCCTTAAGGGAAGATACCCACTCTTGCTGAAGATTATTTTCCTTATGAGATTTACTACAATTGCAGAATAATCTGCCGTAAATGTACCAGTGTTTCTTTCATAGTGAGCTATTATCATTATCTCTCAACCTATATTGAAAACCTGCACGATGAAGACCCTGTCGGTGAAGTCTTGTGAACACAGCACTCCAGCTTAACCCCTTCATAACAGCTGCCATCACTGCGATATCTCTCATGCTGTCTGTCTTCAAACGCCCTGCAGTCGCTACACTCTACATAGTGCTTGCATTTTTCATATACCACTCCACTGTCGTATGACCTCATGCAATCAAGAGTGCGATCAAACATTTCCCCGTTCTCTTTCAGCACCCCAGATACGGATGATGGCACTACCCATGGCTCTTTACTACCAGAATCGAGGTATTTCTTATAAGCTCTGCAGTCCTGGAGAGTCTTGCATCCATGGTTATCTACATAATTCCTGATAGTATTAACTGTCACAGGGATTTTTGGCGCTATCTCAGCGTAGGTAAATTTCGCTGAAGTCTTCTCATCGATGAGCTTCTTATATGTAGCCCTGGCTGGGATCTCTCCTTTAACTGGTGGTATGTACAAACCTTTAGCTTTCAATCTGGCTTTTAATTCTTTTCTACCCATCTTAGGCCAGAATATAACCTCAGAGTCCCATCCGTGACGTTTCGCCCTTCTGTATACAGATGCTGTAGAGTTGCCAGATATCACTGAAACTTGCTTATTTGTTAATCTTCCCCTACAAGTATCGTATATCTGTTCTCCTAATCTTGTTTTGTTATCTGCAATGGCTTTCAATGCCCTCAAGGTTGTCGCTTTCCTATCCCTATACCAGTCTTTTAGTGTAGCTACTGGGCGTTTTATGATCTCAGCAGCCTCCTCTATGGTAAGGTAGCTATCTCCATCTGTTACTATATGGTCACGCATAGGTATAACCCTCCAATGCTCTCAGGAAGTGGGAAATTCCGTTTCCTACACCATCAGGAAGTACCAAGTCAAATGTAGCTCTAACCCCCATCTCAGATTCATGATCCCTGGAGAATTCCACACCATCTCTGGTCAGGTTTACTACAATTCCCCCAAGCTCAATTATTAGGTCAGCCTCATCCTGGAATCTTACATCATCAATAACGAAGTTGGTAAACTTATGATCAGTTAATTTCTTTCTCATAAGCCGTATCCAGAAATCTTTGGCAATCATATTTCTACAGAACTCTGTTCCGAACATCTGCATTATCTTTCTTGAAGTCTTACCGTCGAAGAGTTCCCGCTGTACCAGTTTTTCATCTTTGTCGTAGAATACTGATCTCGGCATCCCGGTGAGAGCTATTAGAGCATCTTTCAGAGGTTCTGCGTAAGAGATTTTAGTGTAATATGATAAGCTGTCTGCTATTGTCGTCTTTCCTACGAATGCTGGCCCGGCCAGGCCAATGATTTTTACTTGGTTCATACCAGTCTTCCTCTTACATCGTTTATTGTTTCTGAGATGGTCTCTAATATTACCCTCTCTCTACTCATATTTGGATCATTCTCTCTTGGTACGGTGAAGCTGACGAATTTCTTGCCTATGGTGATATAATAATTCTCACCAAAGATTTCCTTTCTGATCCTGATGCAGGTCTCTCCATCAACTTCTACCATACTTTCATCACTCATTTTCTTTTAGCCTCTTTAAGGTTAAGGATATATTGTAGGTCATCTGCCTCTGTCTTGTCAGTACGGCGTTCCACAAGTCTTGCATGGGATAGAGCATAAGTGTCTTTTACTTTTGACTTTGAGACTTCGTTGAATTTAATTTCAACTATACTGCCCTCCCAATCTTCTTTAGCTCTATCCGCATCAGACAGTCCCATCCCAACATCAGTATCTACCATACCGCAAGAAGATTTGCACTTTAAAGACCCTATCATACCTTCATATTTATGCCCAGCTTTACCGGGGACTATTCCATAAACATATAATTCTGTAGTTAAATTAGCTTTTAGTTTTATCTGATCTGGAGAGTCTCCATCCCTCCATAATCCGTCAAGGTTCTTCAGAATCGTTCCCTCAAGACCTCTTGACCTAACATCATCATAGTGATCCCAGGCTTCTTCCATATTGTTGACAACTTTGCATTCAATCAGAGGAACTTTATATCTTCCTAATAGGTTAAACCTATTAATGTAAGTGGCTCCTTCAAGTTTTTCGCTTTTTATATCCCAATAGACAAAGCGGATTCTATTAGCCTCCTCCTGAGATAGCTCGGAACGCTGAGCTTTGTTAACTATAGCATTACTATCTCTGCGATTCATAACAGTGATGCCATCTTCTTCTACCATGGTGACCTCACCCATGAAAGTTCCCGGGAGATTGATGGTATTTGGTACGAGAGAGAAATCTAATGGGTTCCCATTCCTTGTCCGGTAATTCCCAGATACCACTTCGTGGTACATCCCGTCTGCTTTAACTTGACTAAAGCAAGGAAACTTTATCTTATCTAAGTGAGCTATTCCTTTGCACCTCATATAAGGAAAGTATGGAATAAGTCCAGGAGCGAGTTTATTTATAGTGTCATTTGTGAAACCAGCATGTGACTTCCTGCTGAGGATCTTACTCACAATCTCATACTTATCAGGTGATTTTGACGCTATCTTGGACAGGATTTCTTTATCCTTCTTATTGGCTGATCCTTTGGCATTAAGGTAGTTTAGGAATGTAAAAAGCTCTTCCTGTCCTTCGGTAAGTGGAGGCACTGAATACGGAACCTTTGATACATTGAAAGTCTTTCTGGTATCAAACATATACTGAATCGTCCTGATAAAGTCAGGCTTCTTCAAAGCAGCTATTATAAGAGGATGCTTAGCGTTTCCTTTGGCGGCTGCTATTGTATCGAATGTTTCTTTTAGTTCTTTATAATTCATTTTGTATTCCTTATAGTTCTATAATATTATCTGCTGAAGAATCAGAAATATCTTCATGAGTGATAGCTATTACTTGCCCACGTACTGCTGCTAGGGCCCCAGTAACCATAGCTGTCCTTTCCCCATCCGCATCACTAGCAGGTTCGTCAAATACCAGAAACCCTGCACTTGGTGCGAAGATTTCCCTGAGGGCTACCCTCAAAGCGATTCCCAGGATACTCTTTGCTGATCCTGACAGTCTGTGGACTGGTATTCCGTTAACATAGAATCCCTTCTCACTCTTCGATACTGTTGATTCCTCTCCTCGTAACTCAGAGAACGTTGCACTCACCATGGTGAGAACACTCGACCATACTCTGTTCAGTACCTTTGGCCTAGCTGTTCTGATCTGTTTGATTATCTGAGAGTTCCTAGCGTCCACGCTTAACTTTTTGTTAAGAGACTTTATTTCCTCCTCCAAAGAAGTTATGTCTCTTGCGAGTATCTTAGCTTCATTTGTTAATCTATCAGCCTCACGTTGATTCTCCTTGATGGTTGCATTAATAACATCCAGCTCTTCAACCAATCCTTTATAGGAGTTTTTCAGAATAGTGATCATAGATTTGAGGTCACTTCCATCCATAACAAATGTTGAGTTAAACTCTGATCTCAGGGTTACTAAAGAGGTTTCTAACTCCTCCAATGAGACGCCCAGTGTAATGAGGGCGCTGTTGGCCCCTGCTACCTCTCTGGTTACCTTTTCAGCCTTTGCTATAGCTGACTGTGCCGCATAAAACTTCTCCTGTGATGGCTCGCTTGGTACTTCTCCCGGCCACTTCAGCCTCCATGGGAGGGATTCAAGGTCAGTGGCATAGGCCTCATAGTCAGATCGCTTCATCTGCTCGTTATGAATGTCTAACATCACAGCTTTAGTCTCTTGGACTTCAGCGAGGTCTTTCTTAAAAGCCTCGAGGTCTTTTGACTTGGCGGCTATCCCAGCTTCTGCCTTAGCATTAATCTCCTCGTGGAGATGCTTTGTATCCTGGCCACAGGATGGGCATTTATCCTCATCATTTATCTGCCGCTTCAGTTGCCTGACCTCGGCTTCATTCTCTGATATGCTGGATGCAAGTGACTTAGCTCTAGCACACTCTTTAGAATACTCTTCATTGAGATTCTCAACTGATCCATCCCACTCATCCCCCTCCCATTTGAATGATGAGATTTTAACGTACAGGTTCCAGTTTTTCACTGCTGTAGGGTAGTCATTTACAAGTGCTGTTTCAGCAGAAACATCAGGAATTTCTTTCTTTGAAACCAGTCGGTTATCGGCAATGGCCTCAACTGTGTTGGATATCTTTTTCTCCGTGGCGGCTACATCGTTTCCAAGCTTCTCCTTTAACTTTGCCCCCTCCTCTATCCTCACCAACTCTTTCTCTTTCTCAGCAATAGTGTTCTGAGCGGATTTTATCTCTTCGGATTTAACAACGGCAGAGGCTTCACCACTAACTACACTCTGCAGGTAACTGTCTGGAGATTCCAAAATAACTTCTCTTTTCCCTGCAAGCTTATTGGAAACCTCCGCTATCATTTCCTCCAGCATGGTGGCATTACCAGCAGGGTACTTCGCTTTGGCGTTCTCAAGGACATTGTCTAACTGATTGAATCCAGCCATCCCCTCAATAAGGGAGGAAACTTCTCCAGGTTTACCGTCAAGAATTCCTGCCGTTTTTCCCTGCTGAGAGACCAGTACTGAGTCCTCGCTACCTTTTCGAATTCCCAATAGGTCATAGAAGAATTCCGACACATTAGCTTGCCCGGTAATATTGATACCGTTTCCGGTAACTGAGGCGGAGGACTTTGTTCTGCAGGCTGTGTATGGGCCGTACTCAATTTCTGCCCTGAGATCAGCTGCCTTATGTCCATCTCTAACTGTCTCATCAATCGTTCCACGGATGGACCCTGTTCCGAACATGGCATAAAGTGTTGCCTCAACCAAAGTAGAGTTGTGACTTACAATCCCATTTGCTACGAAAGATTTAGTTTCTGGAACCGATATGTCGTATACTGTTTGATGTCCTTTTCCTGAGATACCTTGTATTTTTACATACCTATAATTTAGCCTCCTAATTTCGTCCAATTTGTGATTTAATAACTTCCATCTCTCATCTTCAATGCTCATCGTCTTCACATTGTCAGCTATCTGAGATAACTTATCAACATGCATTGATGCTTGGGGCTGCCCTGTAGTTCCCTTGAATGCTGTATTCCTTTTTCTCCCCCCATTGGAATTATAGTGTCCTGCTAGGGTGACCTTCACAACAGTTTTACTGTACCACCTGATGTAGTCATTAAGCCCTGGTATTGTGTCTTGATGGCTATTTCCTGTGTAACCTACGCCCCTATATTTTATAGAGTGCTCCAATAAACTTAGTAGCAATTCAGAATACCAGCCGGTAACTTTAACTCTTATGTAGGTATGATCGTATCCACTAACTTCTTTGGGGGAGGTGTTTGACACTACACCAAAATTCAAAAGCATTTGAACTACTTCATCTGATAGCTGTTTGCTTGCTGTAACCCACTCAAACCCTCCGTCGAGTCCTCTGTAACTATCGCAGTCAAACAGTGCAGTAAGAAAACTTAATTGAGATTCTCTGGATGATTGCAATACTGCTTTAGGTACTGACTTGAACCTAGCGGTGGGGAATGTCTCTAGTCCAAAGATAGCCTCTATGAAATCTTTGAACGCCCTACTGTTTATTCTTAATCCTTGCACTACTCCTTTACTTCTATGCTCTCCTGATGTCTTTAGTCCCACTACTTTCAAGTTACTGTCTAGGTCGCCTATCAGTTCCTTAGAGTTTGAGGAGAATGTCAGTGTAGGTCCTGATCCTGAGCCGTTGGCTGTAAGGTATCCTAGTACTTTAGCTAGTTCTGGGGACATAGTATCAGGAAGTTTAAGTTTAGTAGCGTTATGATGCAACTCCTTTAACTGCAGATTCAAAGGGCATTCCTTAGCTGGAAAGCTAGAGATATTTTTGTCTACACACAGCCAATCCCCAACTCTTAAATCAGCTATATTAACATACTCATGCTCCGCTGTTTTAGGGTTATAAGTCAGTAATGGATGATTCTTTGTTCCGGTCACAGTCAACCCGTTAGACGTTAACACCTCAAAAGTTTCTTTATTATATTCCTTATAGAACTTGTCTATTCTGTGGGCCCCTCTACTTGAGTAAGTGACCTCCTCGATATCAGTAAACCCCTCTTTGAACCCGCAGTCCAAGCTATCTATCCTTACTAACCCTTTACCTGTGTGAATCAATGTGTCTCCAGTCACACATTTCCCTTTCTCATTTTTCCCCCTAATAATATTGAAGTTATCAGTAAGAGTATAAGTCCCGTCAGCCAGAACCCCAAATTTTTTGGTTGTTACTCTGCTTACAAACATGCCTTTATCTCCTCTTGATACTCTTCAGGGATCTCTTCCAAAAGCATCTCTACAATATTAAATTTCGTTACTTCATCCTTTGATACTTCAGCCGTGAACTCTCGCACCTTTACAGAATTCTTCACTATGAAAGCTGAGGAATCCTTACGTAGCTCTCCGACTGATTTCACTACGGTAGGGTACTCAGATAACTCACATTCGCCTGTTATCTCTATGAATTCGTAGTGATCTGTTGGTAACTCAGGCCCTTGATAAAAATTGCTTTTGCAGTCCCATGTCAGGATCTCGGTCAGTTCATCGCCCTCAAGGATGTGACAGAACTTATCCCCTCCAAGACAGTCTGAGATTGAACTTGGGAACTGGTTGCCTAGTATTGTTACCCCTTGGTAGTCACGTTTTGCATGTTCGTGAGCTGAGATTACGTCTACTCCTCGCTTCTCTAGCTCTACAATCTGTTGGAGAGTAAGGTTGAGGGAGTGGTCAGAGTGAGCCCAAGGAGAGTCTATGTTAGCGTGACACAGCATTATGGCGTTATCAGGGCATTCCTGAACAGCTTTGTCAAAGGCTGCTTGATCTATAAGGTGAGGCAGGATGTACCGGCCATCAACTACTGTTGGTTCATCTATCCATTTCGATCCTGACATCTTCGCTATGAATTGAGCCGAGGACATAGTATGGTCATTCTTCCCCCCGAGATCATGATTACCAGCCACGATAAAGGCGTCCTCACCCTTTAAGATATGAATTACCTCAGCCATGATGTGCTCCTCAACATTTCTTGAGTCACACAGATCCCCTAGTATAATGACATTGTCGTGAGGTACTTCGAAGAGTCCTTTGAACTCCTGCAGCATCCATGCCTCAAGAGATATTCTGGAGTCTCTCGTCGTCCCTGCCTGTCGTGACACCCCAAGGTGGGCGTCATTTATTATTAAGGTCCTCATTTCATCTCCAAGTCAATTCCAGTCAGGTTATTTGTCTTAGAAAATTCGCCACTGCTTCTTTCTGAATACCATTGTACTCTTACTATCTCTACGGCAACTCCTGTTTCTTTCTCGAATTGTATAAGTAGGTCGTGTATATTTTTCTCTAATTTCTCTCTTGCATTCATCCTACTATCCTCTCTATTGCCTCTTTCCAATCCAACTCCTCATAACCCCTCAGGTCATGAGAAGCTGCTTTCGGATCAAGATCTTTTACATTAACTACACGATACTTATCTATCATGTAGTGGTGAACCAACAGGTAACTTGGCAAGCCAGCCATCCCAGCCAACCTCATCTTCCCATGCTGAGAGAACTTAGGTACCCTGTACTTGTGCTTTACTGATTTGCAATCAATCAGTATTGTTTTCTTACCATTAACAGCCAGCAGAAAGTCTGCTGGCTGTGCTGCAATCATACCCCGGGCAGCTTTAGAGTCTGGGAATCGATGAAGCCATATGTTTTGGTCATCGTTTTCTAAATCTGACTGGAAGGCATCTTCCAGATATTTTCCGTCGTTTCTCATTATATAGCCTCTAAGTCTTCTTTGGTTAGTGTGCGCCAGTACTTTATATCCTCGTCAGTAGGCTCTATGAACTTAGAGTTCCTTTTTAAATCTTGATCGTTTAAAGTCACTGGGATACCAAACTTAACACAAAACAAATCCCTGGCCATAGCAGCGGTCTTAGGGTTTGGGTACCTCCCTAACCTGTATGACTTTGATTTGAATCCTACTATTGCTAAAAATACTCCTTCTCTAACCTTACTTACTCCACGGTACCCTGTGGTGTTAGATTTGCGCAGAATCCTGTCATTACATAAATTGTATACAGCCTTTACAAATCTACAGTTTGATGGATAATACCCTTTATCGTTATCTTCCCTATCTATTTGAAGGCCTTTTTCGTAGCCGTTGGACTCCGCCCAGGCTATAAAAGCTTCTGGGGAATCTTTCCAACTATCACATACTACAATCCCTCTACCCCCGTAATCATCATACTGTTTATGGTTAGAGTTGTAGCATCGCTGCTTCATTGCCTCCCATATATGGTATATATCTGTTCCTGACATCCCATGAGACAGTTTTCCGCTACGGCATTTGGCACAGCCAGACGACTTTCCAGCTACTAAATTATACTTTGATACCCACCTAGTTTCTCCGCACTTACACTTACACATATAACCTAAATCATTTACATAATTTCCCCTACTATTTGAGTACCTAGCTCGGCTCTTTACCTCAAGCACTTCCCAAAAACCAATTTTACTTCCGACTAATTCTTCCATAATTAACTACCTCCTTCCTATATAATACTCCATCGAGAAGTTTTTACAATGAATTAATTACAGACAATAATTTATCTTCATCGAAAGTGGTTCCTATATCCCTTAGTGCCCCAAAACTATCTCCTACTTCTATTGAAGACTCCACAGGAATATCTTGAGAGGCATATTGCTCACACATTATTTCGTGGACTTCCTTTACAAATGGCAATAACCCAGGACCTTTCTCCACGCAGAAATTAGCCTCATCATGTACAACCATTAAGAAGTTGGCTCCTACATGTCTTTCAAATACTTTCCTTACCCAGAATTTTGAAATAGCTAACTTCATCTGCTCTGCAGCACTGCTCTGTATTTCAAAGTTTCCCGCAGATCTTAGGGAATGCCCGTCCTTCCATGACCCATCTAATAATAAGTGCTTCCTAGCTCCTAGTAGAGTAACTGCGTAACCATTTTTCTTAAAGAACGCTTCTCTCTTTTCTTTCCACTTGCCTACCCCGGGGAAAGCTGCAAATAGAGCTTCAAACATTAGCTCAGCCTCTTCCTCAGGTATGAGCTGATTCATGGCAAGCCCAATTGGGGTCTGACCATATATATTTCCAAACGCAGGTGCTTTAGCATCTTTCCTTAACTTTACTACTCTGGAGTAATCCTCGTGACTATCATCAGCTAGTATACTTAAAACCTCCTCATAGTTTAAATCCCCACCCTTCATGTTATCTATCTTCACAGCAGTCATAGAATGTAAGTCCTTAGCTATACCATTCTTAGGGTAACACTTTAACATCTCTGAGCATTGAGATTGCCACGCAGTACCCCTTAATTCTTGACCTGACCAGTCTAAGGATACCCACAAAGATGATTCTGAGAATGTGTCATAGACTTCACGTATAGGACTCTTCTTACTTACTTGAGCATAGTTAGGAGCATTTGGGGCCATCCTTCTACTTGTAGTTTTAGATTGCCCTGTACTTGGATGCACCATTCCATCCTTAGGATTTGGCATCTTCGGATACGGATTGAAATAAAGGCTCTGCTCTGTCTGTAGAGCTACCCCTTTGATTATAGCCTTCAGAAGAGCTTTCTCATCCTCAGACTTGGCGTCATTAATAAGAGCAAACTTAAATGCTGCTTCATTTGCCTGAGGGTTTCCTTTCTTGCGCCCCTCCGCCCTCATCTTATCGGAAACTTTACCATACAGACGTACAGGGTATTTAAGGTAATCATATAACAAGGCACACTTTTGTTTTGGAGAACCCATGTTGAGTTCAGGAGCAGGTTTCCATACTGATGTCATCAACTCATTGATAGTATCGATGTCTCCTTCTGCTACGGCAACACCAAACCTTCTCTTACCAAGACCTTCTATAACCTTACCCATCTTATCCAGATTTCTTACTCTGGTAGTAAGAGGTTCCCCGGTATAGATAAGATAAGATCTCTTCACTTCAGCAGGAGTCAGTTCAGTAACTGGATCCAAAGTTGTTCCTGGCCAACCTTCAATCTTCATAAGGTAAGAGTCAACCTCAGCCTTCACCTCAACAGCTTCAGCTTCGTTTATCTGTCTAAGCTCTTCTAGTCTATCAAGATTTAGGTTAATTCCGTTGAGAAAAGCCTCTGCGAACATGTAAGCTGACCACTGCTCACACTGATCGAAAGCGTCTGAGGTTCCCTCATAATCCATTATAGCTCTGAACTGTGAATGTAATTGGGCTGTTACTACTGAATCGTCAGCACCATATGAGACAACCTCTGTGGCAGGTATCTCGTTCATCCTCCGCTTAATTACAGTTACTTCTCCAGTCTCTTCATCAATAACTTCTTGACTTACCACCTCATCATAGGATACCTGCCGATACTTCATGTAGACCTTAGAACAATACTTCAGCCCAGCTGGGGTGTTCTCATCTACATAGCTCTTCTCAATGGCCGTATCTAATACATTGGGGAGCCAGCCACGATCAAACCTCAGCTCACAATGCTGTCTGACAATAGGTAGCTCGAATGCATTGTTATGGACTATGACATCTATTCCGTCAGGAATCAGATTCAGGATCTCTGTGAGTTGATCGAGGTTCAGGTTAGCAGTATCTAAATGCTCAACAGGGAAATAGTAAACGTGCTCGTTGTTCTCTCCACAGGTCAGAGACAGCCCTGTCATGTGGGATCCATATACGTCAAGTTTTGGTCCTTTGTCATTTGCATTTGCAAGGCCCCACTCAAGAGACTCTTCATCCTCATAAGTCTCTATATCAAGACCAATGTAACCACGAGACTTACTCAGCCTTGACCTAACCTCATCAAGATCAAGATTACTGGCTGTCATGAGAGTCTCAGTTCTCTCCCACTTACCTAGATCCCCATTAGTCTCAGGGAACCTACACTGCCAATCAAGATCCCAGCCCGGGTGATGAAACTTCGCGCAATAGTAAGACTGCCTTACCCTGTCAACGTCATCAAGTATCATCTGAAATGGTTTGAACTCATCAGCAGCGTCTTTCAGTTCATTGAGTGTGTCATTCTCAAGCATATCAAGGATCTCATCACACCCCTCATCGCCATACTTTATGAGCATGTCTTGGAACTTTGCTGGACCGAACCCCTTGCATCCAGGAATCTTATCACTGGAATCTCCTACCAGAGATTTGTAGACCACAATGTGTTCTTTGGCTATCCCAAGAAATTTATCTGATGGGTTACGTACCCCATTGTAGTACCAATCTCCAGCGGCCATAAGGTCACCGTCTTTAGACCATATCCAATCCCCCTTTGCCCATGCAGCTGCCAGAATATCGTCAGCTTCATAGCCATCCTTCACAACAGACAAGGCCCCATAGCTCCACAAGGTTTCCTCAACCATGTCTTGCATCAAGTTAAATTGTTCAAGGAACACAGGATTTTTCTCTGGGCGTTTCTTATATGGAGGATATACTTCCTGACGAAGCTTGCGTGACCCTTTCCCATCTTTCACGAGTATGACTTGGTTTGGGGTGAAGTTCAGGTCCTTCATGGTAGTGAGCAGAGCAGATAGGAAGATTTCATACCCATCCCCAGCTGCCGGTACTACCTCTTCTTTCTCATTGAAAGTAGTTAGGATGCAGTTCTCTCCATCCTTGGCCGCAAATAGGCAGGCCATAAGAACGCTGCTGGAGTCTATTAACAATCTATTAATTCTCTTCATCTTCACCTGGTTTATACAACTTATAAAAAGTTATAAAGGATTCCTTTAGATCCATTATGTGTATTTCTTGCTTCAATGTCCGTAGTTTCACTTACAAATTTCGTAAGCCAGAGCTGTCCAGACTCCACAAGCTTTCGCCCGTTATTGGGCTACTTTCGGCAAACCCTGCCGTAGTATATTTTGCGCTGCGTGTAAATCCCTGTCTATATCAGGTACTCCACAGTCACATTTGAAAACTCTTTTATGTAGCGGCATATCGTTTAACTGACCACATGACATACACAATTTAGTGCTGGGGAAAAAGCGATCAACAAAATGTACCCGTAATGATTTGTACTCAAGTTGTCTTCTGGTCTCGTAGAATGAAACATCGGACACAGCCTTTGATAGCCTCCTGTTCTTCATCATCCCACTTACATTCAAGTTCTCAAGGTATACATCAGAGTAATTTTGACTGATCCAAGTAGTTACCTTGTGCAGGTAGTCCTGCCGCACACACTTGATCTTGTAGTGCAGCTTCGCTACTTTTGTTTTTGCTTTCTTCCAGTTGTTACTTCCTTTAGTTTTCCTGGCCAGGGATTTATTCATCCGTCTCAATGTCCTCTCAAATTTCTTTGTCGTTTTAATGTTCTCGAACACACTGCCATCCGACAGAGTTGCAAATTTACTCACACCTAGATCAATACCTACTGCCGAATGCACTTGGTTATCGCTACACTCAGGAGCGTCAGGAATATCAACATTGATAGAAGCAAACCACATATTTGCAGTCTTCGATATCGTCACAGATAGAACTCGGCCAGGAAGCCTCAACTCCTCAGTCATCCGAACCCATCCAAGTTTAGGAATTTTGATACTCTTCCCGTCTATCTTGATATACTGGGCGGAGATGTAGAAAGAATCCCGAACACCTTTCTTCTTGAATCTTGGGTACTTCCCAAGCTTTTTGAAGAACCTCTTAAATGCTTGGTCAAGGTCTGTGAAGGCTCTCTCACAAGCAGTCTTCGTCACCTCATATACAAAGGGGAACTTCTCTTTCTTGATAGCGTTGAACTGCTTCTTTAGTCCAAACGCGGTTGGTTTACCTCCTGTCTTATACTGTAAAGACCACTGCTCAAGTCCGTAGTTGTAGGCGAGCCTTGAGCATCCACAAGCCTTCTGAAAATAAGTTCGCTGTTTGTTGTTAGGGCGCAGCCTAATCTTGTGACTTAGTTGCATTTTTCTTCTTTGCTCTGCCCACGTCTTCCATATAGACGAGCTGAAAAAGATGCTATCAGTGCAACTATATCCTCAGAGAATTCCTGCTCGAACTCTTTGGATTCTCTGTCTTCCATAACAACAACTTGAACACCAAGGGAATTGCAGTAAGATTCAAAAGTTCCGAAGCCATATCTGCTTAATCTGTCTTTATACTCAACGACTACCGTATTAACATCAGTGTCTGATAGACGTTTAAGTAAGCGTTTGAATTGCCTTCTATTCTCATTCAGTCCTGATCCAATGTCTTTATAAAGCTCAGGATTGAGCCCTGTAGATGCACAGTACTCAAGGACTCTTCCTACCTGTCTTTCAAGATTGTCTTTCTGTTTTTGTGTAGAGCATCTACAATAAGCAAGAATAACAGTACGCCCTTGATACCCTTGGATGCGCTCTACCTCTTCCAGCGGGATACGTCTTTGATTCCCGTCCGTCCGTAAGGACTTAATCTTCCCTGCATTGTCCCAGTTTCTCAAGGTCTGGGTCGTCACCCCCAACATCTCTGCCGCTTTTGACAACCTGAGTAGCGAAGTCGTAGTGTTCTTGAAATTCTTCAATAGTTATCTCCTGGGTTAAAGGCGGATCTATTGGATAAACGGACCCATTTTCAAGCTCAAACTCTGTCTTTGTTACTCTCACTATATCCATACTAACCTCCAAAGTCAAGTAAGTTTTTATAGTTTCTTATAAGTTAATAGGTAGCTGCTTCATCCTCCAAATCCACTCATATCAGGCAGTATTTTCATAGTTACACTTTTAAGGGCTTGGTCCTCTGTGAATCCCGCTTCAATGAGACTTAGATACTTAGCTCTCTGTATCATGCTTATTGGTAGAAGACCCCCGGTCATCTTTTCTAGCTTGATACCCAAACCAGCTTCTTGCAGTATATCAAATGCAGTCTTTACTTTTCTTGGCATTGTGCGTCTCCTCAAACAAAAATGGCCCCTGTTAAGGAGCCGAAATAAAACCTCAAGGTCAGACCCAACAGAGGGTCATCGCACCTGTTATCGTACCGCTGGCCTTTTCAATTACAGCGCCTTGAGGTAAGTTCTTATGATGCAGATGGTATAGAACCACCTTAGATACAGCAAAGCATAATTTATCTCTAAAAGCAAAACGTGAGCACCTCACCGGTTTCTGGAAGGTCTTCAGTAATAATGTGCTCACGTCTCGCTGTGCCTGAGACAACCCCAGGACTTCACCAACCCACTGTTGCGTGGCAGTGGTCTGCGTGCTGGCTATTCTTTATGATACTGCCACAACACTGCATTACAGTGGTTATGTACAGCACCTATTGTCATATGAGTTTTATGGCAATGATGAAGATGGACTGGCCAGTCGAAGAACCCCTTTGGGAACAGTATTTCGTTCACCTTCTTACTCAAGATATCTGGTCTTGGCTTGTCTGACAGGGGGTTTTGGCAATACCAACACTTTCCACCCTGCTCTTTCACATACTCCTCTCTGGCTATCTTTCTAATTGTCCAATGGGAGTTTCTGTAATTTATGGGCAAATCCATACTTACCTCCTCTATCTAATTGATCAGGCAGGATTCGAACCTGCACCCGAGATTTTATTCCGAATTACCAGAATTCCACGTATTGCTTGACCACTGCTCGACCACACATCCGTCAAGATATGTGCGCTTGAGTCCTCGGTATAAACTCTTATGTCCTCTAATAGCGTCTACCAATTCCGCCACTGATCAAATTTAATAAAACCCCAAGGTATACCTCATATCAATATCCAGGTCCCTAAGTGACTTCAGCCACTTCATGTACCCACTAGGTACCTCATCAAAGGGGATCCCTTTATGCTTTCCCCAAGGAACCTTACTCAATTTCATTGGGGTGTTGCTGTAATTAATTAACTGTATAAGACTCATGCCACTACCTTCCATCAGGTAGTCAATAAGACTCAGCACTGTGCGGGTGTCTCCTAGGGCCCTGTGAGCTAACTGATCAGGCAGTCCACAGTAAGCGCTCAACGTCCCAAGCTTGTGGTCTGGGGAATCTGGAAGCATTCTTCTTGCAAGAACCAGAGTGTCAGCTTCAGCTACTACATTCATGTAAGGGCTTAGTAGTGGACTATCGAATTTTACGTTATGGCAGATAAGGCAAATCTCCCCATCAGGGAAATCGAGCTCCTCTATCTTTGGGGAATCCAATACTTGCTCTGCCCTGATATTGTGTATTCCAGAGGCATCAGGCTCTATGTCCCTTTCAGGGTTTACCAGAGAATTAAATTCCTCAATAACATTTAACTCCTCATCAACCAGTATCCACCCAAGCTCCACTACTTTTATAGGCGCAGTAAGCCCAGTTGTCTCCGTATCTGCGATAAGAAACTTCATATCTTCTCCAAGGGTGTGGCTGGAGGGTTGCTCCAGCCACGGTTCATGTTATAGGGAGATTGGGGTGTAGCCCTCAAGATCCTTGAGAGGTACCACGTTGAATTCAAATACTGTCCAGTCGCTGCTATCGTTTGACTTTGGAGTGGCATTCAAGCGAATGCAGTTCTGGTGAGATTTGATCATCATCCCACGAGCCAGCATCAATGGGGTCTGCTTTTCAAAGGCCGTATATGGGGCAATGGCAGTTGGGGAACAAGAAATCTGAACTATTCCCATCTGTTCGACTTTCTCTTGGAACGCTTCGTCCCCTGACCGGATGATGATAGCAAAGATATCGAGATATTTCTTAACCTCGAACTCCTCATACTCATCCACTGAGCTTGTGTATTCGTCGATAGTCATAGAGGTCCCCCCATCACGATCAGGGATAGTTGACCCATCAAACGAAGCTCGGCAGAACTTACGAGCCTCTTTATCCTTATCTTCAGCAACTGGGGTAACCATCCAGCGATCAGATGTGGATATGACTTGGATGTCGATAAATCCGCCCAGCATGGTGATTGTACCGGCGATCTTTACCTTTCCATTGGCTGGGACCAGGCGGGGGATAGCAGTACCAAACTCGTTACCAGGAAATGCATCACGCAGGCTGATGAGGCTTGGGGCCTCCCCAACGGCTACGGCAGGGGCAGCGGCAACCTTACGGACAACTACCTCAGCTTTCTTCTCTTCAACAGGGGCAGTTTCGACTTTCTCTTCAACCGGAGCAGCTTCGACTTTCTCCTCTACAGGGGCAGCTTCGACTTTCTCTTCAACAGGAGCAGTCTCTACGGCATCTGCAGCAGAGTTGTCAACTGCTTCTTGGGTTGGGGCTACTGTTTTGTTTTTTCTAATGGCCATTTTTAATTCCTCAATTTTAAATTGTAAGTTGTGAGTTATAAATCATAAATTATAAATTATAAACTCTGATCTACTTCTGGGGATGGTGCAACCAGCCCTCCTACTGGCCCTATTATGTTAAAGACATAAGCCCGGATATCTCGAGCTAGTCCCGAATCAGTTTTACACTCCAAGGCAGAATATACAGTTGGCCTCGATGTGTTAAACTCCTTGACCACATCTGCTATTGTAATGTCTTTAGCGAGAAGGGCCACCCTGATTTCTTTCATTCCTTGTGTATTCATAATTATCCTTATACAAACTTTTGTTACTATCTGTCAAGATTTATTTTCACACTTCCCAAAGAATTGTTCAGCCATAGCTTTAGCTATGCCTGGGTAGGTTTTTGATCTTAATGTGGCCCGGTCTTCCGAGGGTCCAAGACGATTTTGTCCAGAGTCTGTTTGGTTCCCCCACCTTTCTTTGCCTTTCACTACCCTTGGAGGAACATACTTAGTAGGCTTCAGCTTACCAACTCCCTTCAACCACAGGCAGGTCTTCTTGCTTGCATCCTCCCCAAACTGATACGGTTGTATCATCTGGTCTGGCTTTCTTATTCTTGTACTTATACACCCTACAGGGTTCTCTATCACGATAATCTCGATGTCTACACCCATTAAAAATCTTACAAAATCTAACGCCAACTCTGTCTTCTCTGTTCTTCCCGGGACACGCCCATTCCAGTGCAGTCCTGATGAGCACAGGTAGGTGCAGGTAGGGAAAGCCAGCATAGCATCCCAACCTCCATGGATTACCTCCCTTACATCACACCTCAGATGCCATTCAGGGTGACCCCCTGAGCACTCCTCAATGTCACACGAATACGCTTCGTGTCCTAGCCTTCTTAATTCCTTGGTAACCGCTTGCGACTCCTCACAAGCTACAAGTATCTTCATCAATCACCCCTTCCAAATAAATCTTCTCTCATACTTTTCTTGGTATGGAGAACTTTTGTACTTATATCAGAGGATTCCAGGACCCTCTTCAAAAGCGTAGCCTGAATAGTCTTGTTTGCCACCAAGATTGTAACTATCACGCGGTGCTTCTGCCCCATCCTCCAACTTCTGGCCACGGCCTGCTGGAAGTCTCTGGGAGTTATAGGAAGCTCCGGCATTGCAATCTGGTTTGCTATCTGCAGGTTAAGGCCCACTCCACCACTTTTGGGGTTGGCCGTGAGAGTCTTTAATGAGCCTTCTTTGAAAGCCTTAACATACTCCCCCTGTTTTGCGGATGCTATATCCCCGTAACACCCCCCGGCATCATAACGATCCATTATAATGGCATTTGTGTTCCGATAGTTGGCAAAGATTATTCTCCTGTCAGTCTCAGCAATTATTGCGTCCAGTACCTCCAGCCCCTCTATAACACCTTTATACTCTAGTGGAGAGAAGATAAACTTCTGAGCCATGTGGTAGAGTTTAGTAGCGTGAGTAGCATCGATTACAGTACCGTCCTCAAGCTCAAATATTTTTTCATCGATCAAGTTCTTGTAAATCTTATAGTGACTAGGGGTCAGATCGTACTTCACTATCTTGTATACTATTTCAGGGAGATCTATATAATCTGTTACTTCCCTTATGACAGCATTGTCCACTAGAGCTTCGTGCATCTTATCCAAGTCTTTATAAACTTCAGGATTCCCCCACTCATCCTCAACTGCGACATGCCTCCTCTTGAATTGGTTGAAGTTAGCGTAGATTCCTGGCGATGTAATAGCGATCAAGCCGTAAGCATCTGTTGGTTTGTTTATGGGGGTTCCTGTGAGCAGCAGCATAGAGTCTGCGAGTCTCGGATACTGGATGGTCTTTATAACCGGCATCTCAAAGCCGCTCTCCAACTTTATAGTGGTCTTCTCCTTCTTCACCCCACCCCTCAGCATCTTATATAAGAGGTTCTGGGTGTTGCACAGGTTCACGGCCTCATCCACTAGGTAGTAGATATCCTTGAGATCCTTCAACCGCTCATAATCTCTCTGGTAGATCTGAGGGGACATTAGGATGAAATCAGCGTCGAGTGACATTTTCTTACGGGTACCAGGGGTTCCTCTATAAGTTGTCACCGTCAGGCCCAGAGAGTTCAGCCACTCAGACCACTGAGTAATGAGACTCGCTGGTACAATGGCCACTACAGAATTGAACCCATTAACCAACTTATATACGCTTATACAGGTAGATATACTTGTCTTCCCGAGGCCTGGCTGCTCATACAGGCCATAACTATTAGCTACAGCCCCGTTGTTAATATCCTCCACCTGATACTGATGTAGGTCAAAGGGTAAAGTTATGTGCTTTAAAGCTTCCTCTACAGGGGTTGTCATCGTACCTCCTCTTACCCTTTTATTACCGCCAAAGGCCTTAGTTCAACCTCTATTCCAACCAGGTCTGATTGGCTATTCATTACCGTGGTTATATCCTTATAGGACCCAGGGGCTTCATCAAGGTCCTTACTAGACGTCATATTATGAATGACTCCAATATCATCTAAAATCTTCTTCTGTTCTCTAAAGTTGAGCTCTCTCTGAGCTTGCTTTCTACCCATCTTACGACCAGCTCCGTGTGAACAGGATTTAAAGCTATCAACATTACCTTTTCCACAAACTATGTAGCTTGACGTACCCTGGCTACCAGGGATAATACCTAATTGCCCTTCATAGGCTTTAGTAGCCCCTTTCCGGTGAATCATTACATTGGTATTGAAATGATTCTCCATGGCAGCATAATTGTGGGCAATATTGATTACCTCTCCAAACCCAACATGCCCAACGACATTAGAGATACACTCTCCAACTCTATCCAACATCAATTTGCGGCTTGCAAGGGCAAAATCAACACAATACTGCATTTCACTCATATATGCTTGCCCCTCTTTGCTGTCTAGTGGTAGGAAAGCAAGCTGCCAATTTCCAGGCACTGAGGTGTGCCACTTTCGGTTAAGCTCGATAGCTAAATCATTGTAGTGGTTTGCAACCGTGTATCCTATATTCCTACTCCCTGAGTGAATCATGATCCACACATAACCGTCAGAACCTTTCTGTATCTCTATAAAGTGGTTTCCTCCTCCTAGTGTCCCTATCTGCTTCAAAGCAGAGTTGGCCTCTCTTTTTACTATTGGTAACTCTGCGTCATCGTAATGAACCTTGTCTGGCATTAGGGATTCATCTTGTTTTTTCGAATGGCGGCTGAAACCAACAGGTACAGAAGCTCTCACCCCTCCTTTGAATTCACTTGAGCCACCTATAATTCTCTTGAGCTCGTCAAGAGACAGTAACTGTAAAGATGTTTTAACAGCACACATTCCACAACCAATATCAACCCCAACAGCATTTGGCACGACAACTCCATTAGTTGCCATAACCCCACCTATAGGCATACCGTAACCTTGATGGGAATCTGGCATAATTGCAATGTGCTTAAACACAAACGGTAGGTTTGCAAGATTTTTTGCTTGAGCTAAAGCCCCATCTTCTATATCATCAAGCCACAACTTTATAGGTATCTTCTCTGTAGAAATAACCTTCATAACATTCTCCTCTTACCCTCCTCTATCAGTAGAGGAGGGCGTTATTATTTATTAAGGTTGGTAGCCTGCTGAGTGTATCCTAACATACTCAGCAGAGAATTTCTTGTCTTTAGGATTCCAAACCATGCACCTTGCCATCACCAGTCCGATCAATCCAAAATTATGATATGAATCAAGATGTAAATGGTCGTGAGGATTTTTCTTCAATGCATAGTAAAACTCCCATGGACTACCCATCCGCATATAGTCACGAACCCTTTTTTCTCCAAGTTCTTGGAGTATTGTTCGATCAGCTGCTCTCTCCAGCTCAGGGTCGAACTTCGCAGCCAACCTATCAGACAGGCACCCATTTTCAAATCCAAACAGGCACCTAGATGACAGGGATAACAAATTCCACATCTCCATACTGCAATTCATGTTACCTATACCATAACCGCAATGCTTGTACTTGTGTTTCGGTAATGGGGAAAATATCATTTATGTTCTCCTTTCTTTATACTTGACGTGTGGAAAGCTTTGCACCGCTCACAATAATACACAGAACTCTCCTTGCGAGTCTTCCTCCTACCCTTACCAGCTGCTATCACAGCATAGGCTTCCTGGGCAGTAGAAAATTTCACTTTCAAACAACTTCCCTTGTTAGTTTTCACCCTCCTCTCTTCTTGTGGTATCACCCATGGGGCTACACCTACGACTTTCGCTTCTTCCATAGGAACTCCTTCGCCTCCTCTTCTGTTACTCGCTTTGCTACTCCAAATTGATCAAAAATGTAGAACGTCTTCTTTGAACGCTTCTTCGATTTCTTCATAATGCTCCTCAGTTAAAAAGTTCTCAAAGTCCTCCGCCGGAGAACCGTCATCATACTCAGCCTCAAGAACCTCTATGTTCTCAGGTTCTTCAGGTTCATACATAGTTTGTTTCATACCCCGGTAGTAATGTACCTTAGTAATGGTAATTACGGTATCTTCATCGATGCGAATACGTATGTATGGGTGGTATACACCATTTCTTGGTTTCTGCATCCTATCCTCCTAATGTTTCTTGAAACATACATGGACCTCAGGTGACAGCTTGTCCCAGCAGACATGGCACTCGGAACAATTCCCCAGGCAGAGAAAGTAGTAAGCATCCTCTGGGCGTCTTGTATCCTCGTAAAGCCACGCCCATGGTAACTCTGTATTTTTAGGTAAGGACCAACCCTGGCCACACCGATAGAACTACATTAAGGTTCTTTGAAATGTACCTGTAATCAAAGCTGTACCTCTTGGTAAACATGAGGTAATTAGTATCTGGAGTGGCGCCGCAGCCACGTACCTAATACCCTGCCAGTAAGACTCATCTGGCATGTCTCCAGCCGAGTGGACCCTAAATACCTTTGGACGCTTCTTTGCAACAAAACTTAACAACTCATTGAAATATCTTTCAGGATCCTTGTTATACAGGTCCAAGTTTGACTGCCAAGCTTCTCTTACATTAGGATACTGATTCCATGCCTTGAGACTGTAGCAGTCACTTATACAAGGAACTCCAGGAACACAGGTTTTAATTGGAGGTAGGTTTAGATTAGGAATCTTCCCGAGTTTTGTATTTCCTAGAGAGATCTTTAATTTCATATTCACTCCTTACACGTTGGGGAATCCTTCCCTATGTAATTGCAGAGCAACTCATTAATCTTTACTGGGCTCTTCATAGGAACCGGGGCTGGTTCGTCAGTTAATCCCAGCGCCTTCACCCACTTCTCACACTCTGGCCAATGCTCAAGTAGTTGCTTTGTAGTATTACAAGATGATATAACTCCTCGTATCTCTCTGCTAAGAGCCCGTTTATCATCTCCCAAGCTATAAATTAAAGAGGTTATATTCTTCCACATGAGAGTCAATGGATCCTCTTTAGAATACTTCTCGCGACCATGCTCTTTATACCAAAAAAGGCCTCTCCTCAGACATTGGTAAGTATGACCCGTACTCCCCACCAAAATAACAAGCTATAGAGTCTGCCCAATAAAAAGCTTTTTCTGGGTTACTAAATTCCCTCATAGCTTTTTCTTGCGGTTTAGTAAACCTTCTACGGTAACAAGCGTCAGCTAACTCTACCTTAAGTTTTTGATCTCAGCTTCTCTTTTTGTGAAAGAGTCTTTTACAATAGCTGCTACCAAGTCATCCCTCATTGAGATCGTAAGTCTTTTACTTTTCATCCCCCCACCTTCCTTATTGTGAAATTTTTATTGCTGTCTCTGTAGTATTCTTCATCAAATCTAGCAGGTACCTGCCATGCTCTGGCCAACTCATGCATGACCTCATGCTCTTCTCCGTAGTAACCAGCAGTACACCACTTAACTGAACCAACATAGATAGGCTCATTACGCTTCATCCTGTAGATCCAGGCTTCTTCATTGTAACCTCCCATTCTGCGATGCCTGCTTGAAACGATTGTGTATATAAAAGTCTTCATTTAAAATCCTCCGGTAAAGGTTACTATGATGCTATCTCCAACCTCCTCTGCTTCGAAGGTAACTCCTGATGCGATAAGTTTTGGTAGCATGTCAAAGAAAGTTTCTGCTGAAATTGTTAATTTGTTTCTCATACTTTCCCCCTTAGAGTCTTGTAACTTTTGCAATTGAATTTCTCAGCAACTGCTACTACATACTTCAAGGTACGGCACGCAGCCATTTCTGAATACGGATAAGCCCTGCTTTGGCTTCTCACAGCTATCAAATCTGGGTTATCAGAGTACCATCTTCCCGCTTTATCAAAAGTACCTGATGGGTTGATAACCCTATCTTTCAGTTCTTGATATACTTCTCTTATAAAATCTCGTTTCATACTAACCTCCTACTGCAATCTCTTAAACAGCACCCATGTACCATAGAAGAAAAGGTATGCTGAGCATATAGGTGCCACCACGTAACTTGGTAATGCTAAAGCCAATACAGCTAAGCCTATGCAGAACCACGGCATGTATTTGTAAAGTATTGGTGGTATATGGATGTCTTTCATTCAGAATCCTCCATCTTGTCTGTTATATAAGCTACCCACTTACTTTGATGAGGCTTATCCAAGTCACAGAACCACTTCAAGTAGTCCTTTTGCATGGCCTTGAACTTCCCCATGGTGTAGTAGTCCTTGCAGGAATCATGCATCACATAACAGAAATCCTGATAATCTATACAGTACGATGTTTGTAAAGCTTGAAGCATGAACTTTCTTGCAGATTCTATTGGTATTAGTTTCACTGTATCTCCTCCAGTTTCTCCATCTCATCCTCAGTAAACAGCCTGGCTACATTATGATACTCCTCTTGAACGGCAAGATAAGTTTTCAAGGCCTTTCTCGAATCGGTACCATAGTCAAATTCCGAGCAAAAATCCATAAATGAGCCTGGGTCATACTTGGTGAGGCAGGACAACACATCATATGCCTTAATGCTTTTGTGTTTAGCTTTCTCGCGCCTCTGAATTCTTTGCAGATCATAGACACTTCCTCTAAAGAAGTGTGGTTTGTAGGTCCCCAACCTCTTCGTAGTTCTATCTATAGAGTCACCGAACTTAAAGGTATACGAGCCTTTAGGATTTCTCAAAGTTACTTCATAGACATCCCTCTCTACTCCGTCCCCAAAATGATCGTAGGTACCAATAAGCCTTGCTGTAAAAGTGGTGTTGGTATTCTTGAGGAAGGTTTCTGCTTGAAGGTCGTATTCGTTTGTCATTTCATAGTCTCCTATTTAGTTTTGCTTTCATACATATGTTCCCGCCAGTCTTTGAGGCCGAGAATCGTATCACCATTTGCTACCTCGTATTTCCAGTCTTCTATTGGAAACTCGTTCTCTATACTGCTGAGCTTCTTCCGTTCCTCCTCAATGATCGCAGCAAGGGTAGCTTCCATTTCCTCTTGGCACTGCTCTTCTGAATAAAATCCTCCGCAAGATTCAATAGTATCTCCGTACTTGTCTTCTATAATGAACTCATATACTCCCCCTTGCAGATACGTATCGTAATCAGCTACCTCAGCTTCAAGATGGGCTTTGATCTGATCATCTGTCATGTCTTCAGAACCTTTCTCAGCGTAGATAATTCCCACCTGTCCGGAATCCCATTGGCAAGAGAATGGGGAAGTAGAAATCGACAGCCCTGAATGATCGTATAGGTACAGAGGCAGGATTATGTGGTTATCCAGGGTTATTGGTTCGTTTTGAGTGTCACCAAGCCTGTACCTACTATGTAGGCACACCATGGTGCCGATATTTCCCCACTCTCTCGGGTTTTCAGGGTACTCATCGTACTGAACAGTTCCTTTAATTCCGAAATTTTCCATGGTGTCTCCTTAAAAATGTTTTAGGTTTTCTAAAGCCTCTCGGTACGCTGCCAATAGTTGATTGTATGATTCACAGGTATCCCGTAAAGCCGCTGTTACCAGTATCCTTGGTAAGATGTAATCGTCTTCATAATCCCCTATATCTATGGCTCCTGACATAACATACTGAAGGGCCTTTGCTTTCGCTGAGACTCTGTGACTTTCCAACAATTCGTCTACCTTCTTCTCGAGCTCGCTAATCTTCATCCGGTAGCCTCCATGACGTGAATGTTGTAGGTGGAGTAGTCGATGACCAGGACGTAAACCCTCCTCTAAATACGTTGATAGATCCATCATCATTGAAACTATGGAAGTGTCTTCTATATTCCTCCCCTAAAGGGTCTGAGTATACCAGCACTTTATCGTCAACCTTCAGATCAGGAAGCTCCTCTTTAAATACATACTTTCCATACACTCTCTTGAACTTATAGGAAGCAAATTGCTCTTGTGGGGTAGGAGTTGAATTCATCCATCTGAAACCCTCCACACTTATCAGACAATATCCATTTGCGGTTCTCGTCATAATGTACCTCTCTCTTCTAAGTACATTCTCCCAAATTGTTCCGATGTAATCTTCGCTTTTCATTTTTTAACCTCATAGATTATTTTATGTTGCTCAGGAACTATGTGAGGAGGCTCCCAAGTTATGGTATGATAGCTAATCAGGTACAGCGCTATGAACATCATTTTGGCACCAACACTTCATAATCACAATCTATGAAGAAATGAAATACCCCGCTCCCAAAAGAAGTACCCCAATCTCCGCAGGTGTCTCCAGAATACCACTTATCTGGATCTGTAATGTTATTTATTACCATCGCAACACTTCCGTCTTTCTTACACTTAAATGAAGAAACGCAATAAATATACACAGGATTGTTCTCCCCTTTAAAGTGCACCTTCTCGGCCCCCGATGGGGTTTTCTTACTAAAGTTCTTGATTACAACAACACCCTCCTCTATGCCGAAATACTCCTTCAACAAAATCTTAGTATCCTCAAGCCCTAAATTAAATCCATGACTCCTCACAAATTTTATAATCTCTTCCTTCCCAACAAGATCATTATTCTGTTTCATCCCATTAAACTCACTCATTGTGATCATTGTAAAACTCCTCTCTTAAAAGGTTAAGTGCTTGATTCAATGTAGGTGCGCAGCATATAGGATTGCCGCTTATATATATGCAACACTCTGTAACTTCATCACCTGTAGAATAGCAGTCGTACTTCTTACTCAAATAAAAGTGTTTTCCTGAGGCAAGTTTTCGTACCTCTTCTATCATTTCGTATTCAGTCATTTCAACTCTCCTTGAGGGCGGGAACTCTCCCGCCCTCTTTAAATTTATCTTCGGTTAATCTCCCACACAGCTACTTTAATTAAATACTTGTAGTACATGACAGTTGATTTAGCGTAGTTATGAACACTCCTTAACTTTCTCTTAAGCTCATGATACGTAAGTTTAAGGTCAGATGTAGGGATGCCTTCTAATCGCTCAAAATCTCTAGCCCTACTGCTATTACTTGGCGGGAAATTTCTGCTATCAGAGGTTAGTTTTATCTTATCCTTGAACCTATCTGAAGTCCCACTTGGCAAGTTAGCCCAATCAAATTTTGGGAAAGGAGGGTTCTGTATAGGTGGAGTTATCCCATATTTCTCATCAAATGATCTTATTACATCAGTTGACTTAGGTACCGAAAGTATGTTCTCTGCATTACCTGACCAGACCCTGCTTGCTGCATACCTCAAACTATCTCTTAAATGAGAGTCAAGCCCCGCTAGCGGGGCGTCTACTTTCCCCGCAACTCATCGAACACCTGGTTCTCAGTAAGGGATGCAGCAGTTGCCTTGGCATGTTTCATGCACAATTTGCTAATTTTTAGCAAAATCTTCTCAGATTTGCTGAGAGGGGAGACGTGAGCTACCATTCCTCCTCCACTAAACTCTATGACAGGGGTCAGGGTCCCAGCGTTTTTCATTTTCAGATACATATCAAATGCTTTGTCCATTGGGAGGCTGCCAATCTCCATGGGATCAATGAGAGTACCTCCTTTTACAATCCCGAGATAAGCGGTACCATTAGCTGTGATTTTCTGTAATTTGCTCATTTTTAATTCTCCTTTTAGTGGTGGGACCATGTCTCAGGCCCCGGGTTCTTAACAGTTTTCTACCAAGATGATTGATAATAAATATCGTCGTCTTCCTCGACTCCCATAAGTATCATTACAGTGTCCTGCAGGTCTTGCATGTAATACTCATCAATCCCTGTCGGTCCAAAGAAAAACCCAGCAGCAGGAGGTAGTAGTTCCATTGCTAAGCTTGGATCTGCTAAAACCTTCTCGCATGTGTTAAGTAACTCTTGGGTCTTTTTAAAAGACACATAGGCCTTCTGGCAGTCGTCAACACCGTCTTGAACATTCAGAACGAACCAGTTGTGGATAGCATTTGCCTTTCTCCAGTAACCTACCCTCTCCTCAATTGAAGACACCTTCCCAAAGTCAATTCGTATAGGCTTCCCATCTTCAAAAATTTCAATTTTACCAGTGATTTTTCTATGTTGAAACTCAGCACCGATGTATATTTCTTTTGTTAAATACATATCTAGTCCGATAGTAGTCACCTCCGAGCTATACGCTCACTTATGATTTTTATGAAACCCGTACATATTATTTGCCTTCAGCATCAACTAATGTAAGATCAGGCAATTTTGGTTTCATTCTACCTTCTCACTATTTTAAGGTTAGTAACAGTGGTTCCCATAGGCTCACAGCAAAACTTTCTTCCAAAAAACACGAGATCATTTTCGTCAATCCTATCTAACACCTCCTGTTCTGAGGTCTCATATGGAAACAATTCTTCAGTACACCCATAGTAATTCCCTTCAGCGTCCCTAAACACAGGGCGATTGAAAGAATCTATGTTAACAAACTTTACCATACATACTCCAAGCTCTTCCTCTACCTTCTTGCAGTGATAATTTATCTCCATCCGCCCGTACTCATCTTCACCGATGAATACCTTTACTTTTGTGTACCCGGCCCGGGCCAGCTGCAGGATCTTTCCACCGACTTTCGGATTTGCAACCTTTGATGAACTATTAATTCCCAGCCGGTCAAGGAGGTCCGTATCTATTGGATGGGTAGTAATTCTATTTATTGAAGTTATCATTCGGTGACCTCCTCTAACCACTCAGGCAACCACTCCCATTCTGGGTGTGGAGCTAAGCCACAATGCTGAAACATTTCTGCGGCAAATGCAGCAGTAACTTTATTTTCCCAATCTCCAACCTCATCAACTTCATAACCGTGATCTTCCAACCACTTAACGATAACGGAAGCTTTTTTGACTCGTTGTTTGACCACCACGGGGGTTGCTGTTTTATAGTGTTCAGTTCTAGTAACATACGGCTTATCGTGCCCTATTATGTAATCTCTTACAAAGCCGTTACATCTAGCAGAAAGAGCACAAAAGATCTCCTTATTGTTTTTCAACGCTTTTGCAATATCTGGATTGCAACCGGTATAGTCTTTGTCTCTTGTTTTAAACATTGTGGCTCTCCTTTAAAATATATTTCTTCCACCTTATTTCCGCTTCTTCCTCATTCCACACACCATTCCAATATGGGTTCCAAGACACATAGTCGAATAAGTCGTACACTTCAGCAAAATCATTTTCACAACCATCATAATCAATTATGATATTGGTAGCTGTGTATGCTCCAAGATCTTTCAAAATACGTACAACAGATATAGCATCACAAGTTCCTGCAATATCTCTATTCATAATCTCTAAGGTTTTCTTTGAAGTAGCTTGTACTGGAGTGTGGATTATTTTCAGTAACCCATTTAAAGCTAGAGTTATCAAAGCTTCCTTACCAGCAACTAAATTCTGAGGTTCTACATTCCTGAATGATATTGATTTCCTATGTCTCAGTGCCATCAGCGAGTACTCTTTAATCTGCTTCACTGTGACGCTGTCAGCTACAATGAGGATATCATCATGTTTAGAGAATTCTTCCTCAAGCAGTTTAGGGTCGAGATCGTAGGCTTTCCCTCTTGTTACTTTTATGGTGCAGTATTTGCACTTTCCGTGGCATCCTGAACCTACCCTCAATGGATACATATTCCTAAACAGGTGTCCATCATCGGTCTCCTCACCACCTTCATCAAAGTCAGGTACCCAGAAAGGCTTCTCATAATTTACCAACCCAACTCCTGACACTGGACTATAATCTTCACGAAGGTGGTCCATCCTCATAACTCCTTCTGGTAGTTCAATATCAAAACGCTGAGCGAGGCACCCACCTATAAAATACTGTTTATCAGGATACTTCTTCATTAGCTCACGGAGAACTTTCAGATCATTCAGTATAGCTAAATCTGTGACTTGACAAGACAATACCACGATGAAATCAGCTTGCTCTGGTTTCCATACTACACGATTCCTATTGACGTTTGCCCAGGCTGAAGTCTCGGTAAATACTGTCATGCAGGCGGCGCTGGTTATATAAAACTCCCCTACCATATCCTCCGTAGAATGAATAACCCCAGTGCCGAATTTATTATTCTTTGTCTTAAACATCTCAGTCTCTCCTTTATTTGACGACTAAGGTTATTTTGGTTCCTTTTTCAAGTAGTCTGACCTCAAGTGTCGGTTCCCCTGTCCAGCAACCGTCAGCTCCTGGATGAGATAAATCCATAACTTCAAAACTGTATGGGCTTGCTGTTCTCATAACAATACTATCTCTGTAACCACCGTCTTCTTCGATCACTATACCTATATCTAAAGGCTCCATATCGCGCATAGGTATAATCTTAGTTTCCTCTTCTTCATGTAATTTTACACTTTCAATCATCTTGTTTCTCCTCTTCTAGTTTATTGTTTATATTATCCCAGTAATCATGACCTTGAGGTGTATCATACCATAACATAACACCAGCAAGGTACCCAGCCATTTGAAATGGTCTTAGATTTCTAGCACCATTCCGCAAATAATATGCGGCGTCTTTATCAATAGCAGAAACTTTGTCCACCAGATCAAGATATACTGTTGTCATTGGTTGTTTCATAGTTATTCCCCTCTCTCTTCTGATGTTAGCTTTCTTGCATATTTGTCTGCTCTATAAGTTGTCATATAAAGCTCTCCATCCATACCTATAAATGTCGCATACCACCAACATTTCTTGTTAGCTGATACCGCGATTACCTCCCCCACTTTAAACTCACAAGGTGGTTTGTCTTCTGGATCAAATGGGTTGTAAGTCCATGCGGAAGGGTGTAAGTCTGATTCAGAATATTTTCCTTCTAATGTATAAAGGCTACAAGATTCTACCCTTATTGAATAAACTCTCTCCGGATAAATATTAGTTACTTTTGTCCACCCATCTCTTATGGTAAATATTTTCTGTCCGACTCTAGTGTCTCTTAACATTTTAATTTCTCCTCCTGACGGTCTGTTGAATATAATATTTTAGCATCATATACTTCTCCGTTAAGCCAATACTCTTTGATGATAATAGTAGAGCCATTACCAAAATAGAAAGGGGAGTTTTTATTAGCCTCCCCTCTTGTTGATAGTCTAATCGTTACTATGTAACCATTTTCTTCATAAGCATTAAGGATATCATCTTTGGCTACATCGTTATTGTCATATCTATCTATTATATTTAACAAAGAATTTATCATTTTATCTTTATGCACTTTGACCCCCTTTAACGGAACATATATTGATAATTAAATAGCGTATCAGTAAGCTGTTTATATTCTGATGACCGGTTTTGCATTCTACGTTTTCTGTTATACATCCAATTCATTCTATAGGCTTCTTCAAGCTCGGCATTTGTTAAACCGAATTGTTTGGAAAGTCTTTGAGCTTTGCGTTGCTCAAAAGTTCTTCTTCGTTTAGCTTCTCCCATGATGTTATGCTCCTTATTTTAGACTTTCTCTTGCCTTACGGATGAAAGAAAGTGAAGTCATAGGGAATCCAGCATCAAGATAGCGAGTTGCCAGATCGATATACTCCACAGACTTCTCTAACCTTTTGATCCGCCTTTCGATGAATAGTTTGTACCATGATGGAATCCGTTTTGATTTTGTCATTTATTGCCCCCTAATATTCAGTTGATTTTTTGAGTAATGACATAAAGGAACTAGATACCTTCTGATTTATGACTTCATCAACATAGGAATTTAGTTGATTCTTTACTTCCTGTGCTATACGATTATTTAAACTTCTTTGGACACACTCAATTTGGTACTCAATTCCTTTATTCATCTCTTTCTCCAATAACCATTGGATATAAGTAGTTGATTGTGTGGTGCACCCTAACAAGCGCTTACCATTTGAGTCGACTGGATGTAGAAGTTTATCGTCAAACTCTTTTTTGAGTAAATCATCAATAGACCCTATGAAGGTGGCTTTTCCATAATGGTCTGTGATTACAATCTCCTCAGCTAAGAAAGAGTCAAGTTTATCCATTATCGCCGCTTTAACGGCATCTGAGATCATAGGATTCATATGATTAGCAATAGTTGTCTTAAGTTCAGACTTCATATGATTCCTAACTTGATAGTCTATATGCTCCATTATCGTATCTTCGTAAGATTCTTCAAGGTCAATTTCAATACTGATTTTATTGCTCATTATTACTCTCCTGATAGGTTTGTTTAATTGTTAAAATCCCCTCTCTTATATTTTCCTTATGTTATTTCTCAAAACGGTCCCCGCCTTTGCTCCCTTCTCTCCGGCTTTAGCAAGGAACTCATTATACTCCACTAACCACTCCTCTCTTATCTCTTCGAGTTTTATCTCGCTCATCTTACTGAGGATACGGAACTCACACTCCCCTACAGGCTTACCAAGAAATCTTTTTATAGCTTGGATGTTGCAGATGACATTCATCTTATGTACACTCATTTTCATTTAACTTCCTCCTCATAAAGTATATCGCCCATATCTCTCATGTCAGGGGATCTTATTATCTGAAAGCTCTTGGCGTTTTCTTCCTTCGCTAATTTGCGTGCTTCCCTGGCCATGGTCGATAGCCTATTTCTACCATCCAGTATCTTTACTTTCGTCGTATTCGGAAACTTTACGTATATCATGATCTCCCCTCAAGGCGTCAGCCCGTAGATTTTGGTTCTCTTGTTGAGCTCCTTCAGTCTTGCGGTATTGTCTCTAAGGAACTTCAAGAGTGGTTGCCAATGTTCGAGGGATTCTTTTGTAAAAATTGTGGGAAGCTCTCTACCATCACTTATCTGGAAATACCTCACACTCTGGCCCCAGGAATAAGTTTTTGTCCTGACGTTATAGCCAATTGCTTTCAATTCTTTCCTCAATTCATTTAATGAGTTCATCTTAATCCTCCTCTAACCAAGACTTTTTCCAAAAGCAGGTATCTGGTTTTACTTTACCGCAGTATTGCCACATCTCAGGCACGAATGTTGGGCCATCGCCCATCCAGAACCCATCTTCATCAACCTCATACCCTTCGTCCTCAAGGGCTTTCATCACCTCAGAAGCTTTCTTTACTTTAGGTTCTGATTCTGGGATCGGTTCAGCATATAAATACTGGAGATTCTCAGATACATACGGACACTCTCCTGTGGTATACGCAAATATCATTACTGGGAATGGCCCTTCAGAGCTAGGAGTACCTACTTTGCACAAAATAGCTTTGTTTTGTTTCAAATGTTCTGCGATTACAGGGTGGCATCCTGTGTAGTCTATGTCTATCGTTTTATATTTCGTCATTTTGTTCTCCTAAGAATCTATCGTAACTGAATAAACTCTTTTCATATTAGATATCTTACCTTATTCATCTTATCAACCTCCTTAGTTGTCAACTATTAAAAAGTACACCCAGCAAAATCACCAAGATGATGATGATGATGAGCTTCAAGCTCTCCTATAGCTGCTATAATAGACAATTTCTTTAAACTCTTTTCCAATGTTGTTCCAACAGATACGCAAAAAGTACCATCAGGGAGCGTGTCTTTACTTGGGGGAGGGGTCCACCTTCCTCAGTTTCTGCTTCTAATGAATAACAGGTTAATTTCCCTGTTTCTGGATCGAACTTCTTAACATATGCTGGGATAGAATCTCCATCCTCAAAAATATAAGTAAACTCAACACCTTGCATTTTAATTGCTTCTTCAGTTGATATCATGGTTTGTCTCCTTAGTTAATGGAATCGCTTCCTGGGTGGGTTACGACATTTGTTTCTTCAATAAGTGACTCTATAGCAATTGATACTACCATCATACTGGCCACCGCCTCGGCTATTGGCAGGACAATCTCATCAGGAGCATTGGTCTCAATCATCATTTTCCCTGCCACAGATGCAAGTCCTGTGGCTTCCTTTAATATTAGTCCTATCTCTTTAATCTTTTCAGTTCCGCTCATGTTACTAAAACCTGTTGGTAGCAGCTACGCTACGCTCAGGCCCTCCAGTTTTTCTTGATGAAGCCAGAAGCTCTTCTTCCATAAGTAACAGTTGTGGCTCATCGAAATTGCCAGGTTCTTGAATCTGTCCCTCCTTTAACTCTCTTGGCTGGACACCGTAGGTATTGCAGTTATTCAATCATTGGGTCCTCCTGGTAACAACTCCAGTGAATCCTGTTATTTCGTCTTTTACAGTGCTTCCTAACTCAAATTTGAATTCCATTTTGCGTTCTCCTTTTACTAAATTTTAGTTTATTCACCATCAACTAGAAATACAGGGAAATCTTTCCCTACCTGCTCGGCATCAGGAAACTCTTCATAAAACTCATCTAAAGTTGCTCCCTGTACCAAGTAATCGATGTCACTTATTGGCCTCCCCAAAACTAGGTCTCTCACAGCACCGCCTACTATAAAAATTTTCATTAAAGTCTCCTTTTAACTACAGATGAGTCATACATATTCCTAACTACAGATGAGCCATACATATTCCTAACTACAGATGAGTCACGCATATTCTCAACTACAGATGAGTCATACATATTCTCAACTACAGATGAGTCATACATATTCCTAACTACAGATGAGCCACGCATATTCTCAACTACAGATGAGCCCCACATATTCCTAACTACAGATGAGCCATACATATTCTCAACTACAGATGAGTCCCACATATCCCTAACTACAGATGAGTCATACATATTCTCAACTACAGATGAGTCATACATATTCTCAACTACAGATGAGCCCCACATATTCTCAACTACAGATGAGCCATACATATTCCTAACTACAGATGAGTCATACATATTCTCAACTACAGATGAGTCACGCATATTCTCAACTACAGATGAGTCATACATATTCCTAACTACAGATGAGTCATACATATTCTCAACTACAGATGAGTCCCACATATCCCTAACTACAGATGAGTCATACATATTCCTAACTACAGATGAGCCATACATATTCCTAACTACAGATGAGTCACGCATATTCTCAACTACAGATGAGTCATACATATTCCTAACTACAGATGAGCCACGCATATTCTCAACTACAGATGAGCCCCACATATTCTCAACTACAGATGAGCCCCACATATTCCTAACTACAGATGAGCCATACATATTCTCAACTACAGATGAGTCCCACATATCCCTAACTACAGATGAACCACGCATATTCCTAACTAAGGAGTTTAAAACTGCTCCTACAACACAATCCTTGATGAAGACGCAGGGATTCCCTTCTATCAAGTCTGTATCCTCAGATACCAACATAAACTTCAATTCCTCCTTTAACCTCCCAAAGCAAGCGTCCTCATGAGCTGGGGAGAACCACTCTGGCTTAATTCTCTCATCCACTCTAAACTTCCATTTAGAGAGTGGATTGAAAGGGTCCCTCCCAGGAGGCAGTATCTCAATTCTGGCAAATCTCAACTCCGATTGGATAGAGGTGTCATCAACTAACCCAAACAAATCAACTAACTCGTGGTGGTTATGGACACCAGGTTTTGAGTAAACAGTTTTATCTTTTGCTACGAGGCAACTCCAGAAATCACACATTTTAATCTCCTTAAATTTTACCTACATCATTTCTATATTTACAGAACCCGTTCTTTATAGACTCAGGAATAGATTCCAACCACTCTAACTCCTCATCAGAACATGCAGACCAATCTTGCCTTGTCAGGTGAAACACCATCTGACTGAACAACCTGCTGCACCTATAATTTCAGTCCCTCTACATGAAAATGGTATTCCAGATGACATATCCAGGTTGGCACCTCTAAGGTCGGCACCTCTAAGGTCGGCATTTTCAAGGTCGGCATTTTCAAGGTCGGCATTTTGAAGTTCGGCACCTCTAAGGTTGGTCTCTCTCAGATCGGCACGCTCCCCTCCCCTTTTACCCTGCAACCATAATTTGTGCCTCTTAAGCATTCTCTCCAGGTTCATGTTGCTCTCCTTTTTGCTAAGTTTTAGTAAATTTTACTCTATTGACGTTTCGAAAACGATACGATATATTCGTGATCTCGTCAACAAGAAATCGTTCATAAATAAAAACGAAGGGAGTTTGAAATGGATTTGAATGATTATAGAATCAAAAAAAGCCTGAGTTATGCAAAGCTTGGGGAATTACTCGGATGGAGTAAAGCCAAAGCATACACACACTGCGCGGCTGAAGGCAGGCCGTGTATGAAGTTGGTCGACGCTCAGAATGTAGTCAAGATAACTGAAGGTTTAGTTGAATTCCATGACCTTATAAATGGAGACTGCTGATGAGACTGACTTTACTAACAGATAAAAAGAACAGGATAGTAAAGGAATTCATAGATAAAGACCTCAACAAAGCATCCACAGAGCACCTGATGGATGGAACTGGCCTCACCTTAGATATACCGCTATCAGGACTCCCAAACCTGATCAGAAGCATGAACCAACACCAATGTCTCAGCAATGGCATCGTAGAACCTGCTGGAGATATCGAGTACCCAATCAAATCCAAGAATAAAGCAAGTGAGACAGACGTTCAGAGAAGTACAGAATGGTTCTCCTGGCCTACTGGACCTGCCGGAATATATTTCGACTTCGACAAATTCGATGGCACAATGGAAGAGGGTGTAGAGATCCTGTGCTCGATTGATAAGAACCTCGAAGAAGTTGGAATGGTAGGATTATACTCCAGTTCCGGAAAACTATTTGATACTGAAACTGGTCTTGAGCTCAGCAAGAAATCCAGCTTTCATATATGGATCGAAGTTGATGAGGGCACACTCATCCAGCAATATTGCGATCTAATCTTTGACCACCTCATACTCAAAGGTTTCGGATCGGTAAAGGTCGTTAAGAAGTCAGGAGCTCGCAGACTTCAGAGTATTGTAGATAAAACAGTCTGGAGCGCACCTAACCGGGAAATCTTCGAAGCAAACCCAGTATGCTGCCCAGGTCTCGAGTCCCGCCGCCTCGACATGATAGAGTTTGAAGACGGAAATTTACTAAATCTTAGCAAAAGTATCGAAGAACTGACACTCTCCAAAGAAGACAAAATCAAACTCTCCCTGACTATACATGAACTAAAAAACTCTGAAACTGTCTTAGAAGAGAGCAGAATACAGCGTGAAGCAGGTAGACTTGAGAGAGCTAAAAGACGCGCTGCCCACACAGAAAGAAGTCTAAAACTTGAGTCAAAACGGACAGTTACAGACGAAGAATGGGAAGACAACAATGGCGTCCTCCATTGCTACCTCGGCGCAAATGACTACATCCTGGACTCAAATGCAAAGGAAATTAAAGTAAAAGATATTCTAAATGACCCTGAAGAATGGGATGGCCGCTCCCTCCCTGACCCTGTCTCGCCATATAAACGCGGGGATGAAGCCCGTGGAATAGTAGGCCAGGGGATAGCTTATGTGAGATATAATAAGGACGAAACAGTCCATATATTCTCATTCTATGGTGACGTCGAGTACCATCTGATCTGGGACATGAACTCAATTTTAGAGGAAATTGCAGAGATCGCTAAGACAGAGGATCAAGACGAACTCGATGGCTTTATTGATACTGTCTTCAGTGAAACAGCAACCAACCACAGACTGACAAGTACAGAAATCAGCACAGTAGGTCGATTCATCGCTGATACCAATAAGGAACTCGATTCCGGAACCAGCTCATATGGAACTGACGCCCGAGCGGTCCCTGCAGAACTTAAAAAAACTACTGCAAATAGAGATGTGCTTGAAGCTGAAGCACGTCAAGAACTTGTAGACGAGCACCATATAAACAAACTGAACAGTAAATTCGGCGTGTGCCTGTTAGGTGGCCACGCCAGAATGGTTGAAGAGGTATTTAACCCGGAACTACATGAATGGTCCCCTGAATTCGTAGCTGTCTCTGAACAGAAAATTGTGATGAAGAATCAGAGAGTGACTAAATCTATCGGAGGGAAGCTGAAATCTGTCGGGATCGTAGAAGATTGGGAAATAAATCCAAAGAGAAATTCATATGACCGGGTCGTCTTCCAACCAAAGAATAATATATTCAGAGGATGTGGATGTAAGCCTATCATCAAGCAGGGCGGAGAGTATAATCAGTTTATGGGGTATCTCGCGAACCTGGACAATGCTAAGAGATGTAAAAAGATATTGAGACATATAAAGCACATATGGTGCTCAAATAACAAGAGTATCTACCTCTACACGATAAAGTGGTTGTCAGAACTGTTTCAGAAACCATGGGAAGTAGGCGCACCTTACTTAGTCCTGAAGTCGCAACAAGGTGCTGGGAAGAATATTATAATCGACCATGTGCTGTGTAGACTGCTCGGTGCTCACGCTATTAGTACCAGTAATAAGGAGGATTTGATCGGAAGATTCAATTCTCATTTGGGGATCAATATCCTTTTGTTCCTGGATGAAGCTATCTTTGCAGGGGACCCAAGAAATAAAAGTCTGATGAAAGGCCTTATTAACCCTCTCAGGATGAACGAGAAGAAAGGGATTGATAAGGAAAAGGGTAAAAACTATACGAAGATAATAATGGCAACCAATGAGGAACATGCAGCTAATATAGAGATTACTGATCGGCGGCATGTGTATTTACCTGTCTCGGATGAGCAGAAAGGCAATTCAAAATACTTTGAGGAACTTATGGAAGAGATAGAAAATGGTGGAAGAGAAGCATTTCTTAAATTTATGTTGGAGCATAAATCCGATATTAACCTTCATGTTTTACCTGACGGACAGTCTGAGCAGAGAATGCTTGATATGCTGAAGTCAGAAAGGCCAGCGATTAAATTTATTAGAGAGTTGGTTGAATATGGGGCAGAACAATTCGACACTGAAGCGTATAGATTCTCGGAACTGGAATTCAAGGGTTGGGGCAAAAAAGCTATTCTAATTTCAAAACCAAAACTGTTTGATATGTTCCGGGTGTATTGCAGAAAATCTGATATAAAAGTTCCGCATACTGACGTGACGGAATTCATGACGGAATTGTCTACCAGGGGAGTTTATGCTGGATCGAAAAAACTTCGGAAAAGGGCGAAAGAATTTGGTGCTTCTGGAGTGATTCCTGAAGGTGAAGTTTGTTGTGAATATGGCAGGAAAAGGGACGTTAAATTTTATGGAGTAAATAGGGAATAAATGGCTATTTGGTAGCACCTCTGAAAATTTTTAGGGGTGTGACGGAAAATGTTTATTAAATTTCGAGGTCAGAAAATGTGGGATTTAGGGTGTGACGGGCAGACGGGTATGACGGGGAAAAATTTGGATTTTGAAAAACTCTGGTTTGGGACGATGGTTGCACCGGCTGTTGCATCCCCATTTTGGGGAGGGGGTGCTAAAAAAATTCTGCGGAAACACTGGGCTGTAGAGCAGTTCTACTGGTCGCACCCTTTTTACTCTATTTTAGTGAGTGAAAAAACATAAAGAAATAATAAAGGAAAAGTGTTAAAGTTTTAAACTCAAATGGAATTGGCTCAAAAGGGCGGACGGGTGCAACGGAGGATTTTATGGACAAACAGAACGCAGTTTCAAAGACAGATTCGGGGTTGGATTTAGTGGTTAAAAGTACCTTCACGGTACATGAAATTTTAAGCCTTTGTCCGAACCCATCACAGTCTGAATTAAGAAAGATTCTAGCAGTTCAGGGATACATGCTGAACCAGGTTGGACTGGACCTGCTTGGGAAGAGTAAAGTTGGGTTGGCGCTAAAGGCACTTGCAGCTTCAAGAGAGGCTTTGAAGTCTGCAAGTGCTATTGGAAATGCTGAGGAAGTTATTGACTTTCCTCAGGAAAAGTCAAGCTCAGATTCTGATTCAACTTCAGACTCGGATTCAAACTCAACCTCTGGTTCAGGCTCAAACTGATTCAGGTCGATGCCGGTGAGGGCATAAAATTGTTCATTTGACATTTTTTGTTTCTCCTATTGACAAAGGTTAATTAAAAGTGTAGTCTCTCGATAGAGACTACAAGTTAGATACTTCGAAGTTTGTTTCTCCTATTGACAAAGGTTAATTAAAAGTGTAGTCTCTCGATAGAGACTACAAGACGAGTTAAGTGTTTTACTACCTTCATTCTTTGCTTGAGCGGCTGGCTCCAGTAGAATTCTGAATGAGCTAGAATGTGGATAGCTTCTTTCATTGTTTGTCCTCCAAATGTAAAAAGCCCTTATCACTTTGATAAGGGCTTTGTTGTTGTACCGGATTTTAATTTTGTGTTGTGGGTGGGTCTCTCATTTTTATACCTCCTTTTGCTAAATTTTAGTAGTTATTTGTTGTACCAGATTTTAATTTGGTGTTGTGGGTGGATCTCTCATTTTCTATACCTCCTTTTGTTAATTTTTATTAAAGAATGTTACAAAGCCTGGTCTGTTTCGATCCCAGACCAATTTTTCTGGGGTTGCAGGCTCTTTCGAATTCTGCTTTGAATTGAGCTTTAGAAATGTTCGTGAAGGCTTCCTTTTTCTCTGTAGGGACGTTTACCCTGGTAAGAAGGGTAAGAAGTCGTGAACCGCCTCCATGAAGCCATTGACGAGCTAATATGGCTCCTGATTTACCTTTTAACGAATGGGTGCAGTTCAGGACTGTTATTCCCATACATTGCCCTATATCCAGGATGATTCCATCACATGGTGGATCACCTACGATTAACGCACCTCTGCGTCTCTTAATATTTACCAAAATTTTTGTCATTGTCGCACCTCCATTATTATTCTTCAATCCGATATGGAACCAATTCCATACCAGATCAAAGAATAACACTTGCTATCGTGTTATTCTTTAAACTATCACAAGTCCTTATACATCTCCCAGTTATCATGGATAACCAGTACGTGCTCACCAAGGATATTGTGAATTTTAGTATGCGAAAATTTGTCTCTCCAATTTTGCTAAACTTTAGCAAAATCTGGAAAACATGTTTAAAATCCAGGTTTTTAGGAAACACGAAAACCCCGCCAATGCATTGTCTCGCATCGTTACGGGTGTTAATTTCTTTTTGTCGCTAAAATCCATCTGGATTTAAAATTTTGTTTTCTTTTGCTTGACCGTTTTTCTAGTTTATTTTGCTAAATTTTAGCTTTTTCCGGTCGACCATTCGACCGTAAACTTTGTTACCACTACCGTAAACAAGGTTTACAGTAGTGTAAACCTTGTTCACTATCACCCTTTACCGACTGCCAGCAACATTTCGTGGAAATCTTCCATTTTCGTTCTGTACTCTTTCGAGACGTTTGCAGGCAACGCCACAAGTAATTCTTGAAACGCTTCCAGTATAGTAGGGTAATTCTCGTCCCTAAATTCTACGGTTGCAACCTCTGCAACCTCTGCAACCTCTGCAACCTCTGCAACCACTTCAGCCTCAACCACTTCAGCCTCTACCTTTGCCACCTTTACTACTTCAAGCTGTTCCGCAATTACCTTCGGGGCTTCCACCGTGATTTTTTCTGTCACGAATTCAGACAAGTCGGCCTTGTATCCGTTTGCCTTCAAGAATTGAGTGTAGCCAGAAACGGCGCTATTCACGCTGTTAGTCTCGTGGCATGGATGATTAGTCCTCAACCAACCGACTGAAGGATACAACCCTTCTTTTACTTCTCCATAATGCTTGTGAAAGCAAGACATGGAACCGATGAAGGCTTGCGTAAAAGCCTTGACTGTCAAATCCTTGAGCAATGATGCTTCAAACAATCTCTTGCCTTTAACAGTATGATTCAAACATGCAAGATGGTACTCATTTACTAACACTTTAAAATTTGTCATTATATCACCTTTTCTTTGACCAGAAAACGGCCAAGAAAAAGAAAACAAAATTTTCGCTATTCCTAGCATACGACAAAATAAAACGCTTTGTGAATCTACCCACGTCCCATCCTTCTAGCCGATTTACTGCTACCCCATTGCTTGCGGGGAATTCAAAGAACAGACTACACTACCAAGGGCAAACCTTGATAGGCTGTTACAACCAGCACACTGGCAAGCTGTTATTGCTTGCCAGTAGGCTGTCTATAACAAGACTATGTATATGGTCGCTAAAAAGACAATGGTCGTTAGAAACCCCTCAATAACTCCTTTCATCTTATAACCCCCTTGAAAGTATTAATTCAATTGTCGCTGTAATGGTCAATATGAGTATGCTTGTCATGTTCTTTACTCCCTTGTAAAATTTAACTCCTATAAAAAAAGATCATGCCGACTTAAACCATATATTTTTCTATATGTAAAGAATTATTTTCACATATAACGCATTTTTATTGCTTCACTACTTTTGTGGTACTACTTATAACGTGCATATGTTTGCTATAATCCCTAAAAGTACCACATTGTGGATTTTTAAGTATCTGATATCATTACACTTTATTTTAGTGGTACTACAATGTGGTACACGTTTAAACGCTCTATATGGCCCTGTATGACGTTTTCACCTTGTCATATATAAAGGTATTCAAGCGGTCTGATTGCTTCAATTCGCTTTGTTGATAATATGGTGCAAGTAGTAATAGTTATTATGTAGGGTAGGCTAACATAGTTAGCCTGGACTAACTTCGGGACAAAGAATTGCGAATTTGCTTACGCTAACTTTGTTAGCCAGGCTAACGTGTTGAGAGGAGACTAACTATGTTAGCCTGGTCTAAACATGTTAGGCATGACGTATACCGTCTTCACTCCATTGGAGTGTTAGGCTGTTATTAGTTGACCCGGCGAATCTTTTACAAAAACTAGCAAACACATATAAATATTTATTTATAGATACCAAAATACTTATAAAATACCCAAAAATTTATTTTAATGATTTGGTTGACAACGCCTTACTAATAATTTACATTCAAAAATAAACAACTAAGGAGCTACACATGACACTTCACATCTCATGGTGGATGATCCCATCACTTATAACCGCATTAGGATTCTCTTACGCATTACTCATTCACCAAGATTCTCCTGGTTACGGCCAAGGTTTAGGGAATTTACTTCTATTAATCCCAGCCTCAGTAATATCTATAGTATCCTGGATTATAGCTGCGGTATTAAAGTAAACAGTTGACACCTTCAACAAAACAAAATACTATGGACCCATGAAACTATCAAAAAGATACTCAGAAAACAAACGTAACGCAGTTCAGATAAGACTGACAGATGCTGATCTAGATAAACTAAACAACATCCTCAGTAAAGAAAACATAACAGCAGCTGAATTCTTCAGACTGCGCCTAAAGGAGTATACCAATGCAAGACCTTATTCAGAAGATGAAGAGCACTATTGAAGAGATCAGCGTAGACATAGACAAAGCAACCAAAGCTGCCGAAGGTAGAGTGAGAAAAGCTACCCTGGTACTGGAAAAACTCGGTAAAGAGTACCGGAAACTTTCTATCGCTCAGCACAAAAAATGAGAATCTACTCAAACCTAACCGCCAACCAGTTTAAAGATCTTACAAAAGAAAAGCAACCATATCACAACATGAACGAAATGATAGGTGATTTGCATATGGTTACAGATCAATTACAAGACTCCCTTAAAAGAGGTAACGGGCAAGTAACATCTGAAGTACTCAAGGTATTGGTTGATCTGGCAAACATTCCTCTGACAGCAAGTAGAAGCTACATCCACTAATGCAGATAAACTTATCCGACGAAATAGCAAACCACTTTGAAAGGCTACGAAGCCTGGCAGAAGAGGCCGGGGAAGACAGTGAGGAATCATTTTCTTCCCGGGCCTCAGCTATGTCAGCTCTTACAGGAATTATAAAGGAACTTACCAAAGAGCAAGAGAAAGTAGCCAACATGGATATGATCCTAAAAACAGAACAAGCCCTTATCGAAGCAGCTAAAGAAATCTTCGCTCCTGAAGATTACCATATTTTTACAAATAAGTTACAGGAACTCCTTGGATAACCAGCTGCTAAAACAATCATTAACCAGAATAACCACTGCTATCCAACCACAGCAGGATGTTATCAAAGATTTTGTAACGCAGAAAACATTTCTCCACGGCAGGCCTTTCACAACCAAACACCACCACTACCAAGAGCTCCTGATGCAGGAGTTAGTGGATCCGGATGTTCAGTTTGTATGTTACAAAGTAGCGCAAGCTGGAGCATCTGAAGTAATTTATAGAATTCTGCTTGCGTATTGCGCCAATATTCCTGGATTTACTACTGCATTATTGCTACCATCACTTATTCAAACCTCAGAAGTAATAAAATTACGCATATCAGGAATAATATCAGAGTCTCCAACCTTAAAAGCCCTAATAAACAAGAAGATAGACTCAAGTTCCGTTAAAGCCTTCGTTAATGGATCTGTATTGTACGGTTTATCTGGATCTGGTACGTCAAAATCTACAACAATATCAAGACCTTTGCGCTGCATTGTCGCTGATGAGCTTCAATATATCAACATGAAGACACTTTCAAGCATGTCAGCACGGCAAAGGGCTCAAGAACATAAATCAACCATCTATTTTAGTTCCCCAAGATACTCAGATTCTGACATAGACTCTGAGATAAAATTGTGCGGGCATATTTGGGAAGCTGAACTAAAATGTAATAGGTGTAATCACACTTTCTTCCCGAGTTTCTACGACGATGTCCGATTAAAAGGATTTTCTGACCCTATAAATAGCCTTTCTATCCAGAAAGTAAGTTCATTAGATCTGGATCTAGCCGACTCATGGCTGGAATGTCCTAGATGTCACAGACCTATACCTTATGGTCACCCACACACCAACTGGGTAAATACCGCTACCACACCAAATCTCCCAAAAAGGGGTATGAAGATAGGGCCATTTGATCTACCTCACACTGTTACTATCCAAGACCTACTTACAGATATGGTGAGAATGGATGATAGGAATGAATTTAACTGCCAGATGCTGGCAATACCTATAAGCAGTGCAGAGAATGCTCTTGATATAACACAAATAAAATTAGAGAATCACGATCCTGGATCTCTGAATGTTATGGGGCTTGATATAGGAAAGATGTCATGTGCTTGTGTAGGATCTATCACAGAAGGGCGGTTGTACATCCATCATGTTGAGTTCATCCCATTAAAAAATTTAAGAGATAGAGTACGGGAATTATATAAAGAACACAGGGTAGTAGGAATGGTAGCAGACCTAATGCCATACACAGAAGTAACAGCGCACTTTGTAAATACTCTTCAGAATACTTGGGCTTGTGTTTATAATAATAGCCTTTCAGCAGCTAAAAAATTAGAATTATTCACATTAAAAATAAAAGAGGACGAAGCTATTGGGAATATACAAGTAATAAACTGCAACCAAACAGTCACCTTTGACTTCTTGGCCGATCAACTTATGAATGGTCTAATAAGCTACAAATCCTCTCCGATGGACGCCACAATACTTAATCAACTATCAGTAATGAGCAGGCAGCGCGATTATTCTGCAGGGAGAATAGAAGATGGTGCTGAAATAACTTACAGGTGGAGAAAGCCAAATCGTTCTGGAAAGATAGATGATCATGTTCATCATAGTACCTGTTATTGTTTACTAGCAAGCAAACTACTATCAAAAAGTAGATATGGAGGAGGAGTATCTAATATGATACATATTATGAGAAGGAAAGGTTTATAAAATAGTTACTTGACAAAACTAAATAATCTCTATATTCTCAGCTCATGAATTCATTTAAACTCTTTAAATAACAATGGGCATCTTCAGCCGCCTCCAGGCGGCGATACTTCCTGAAGTAAAAGAGCCAACAAAACTCCCATCGAAACCAGCCGCTGTCCCTAAATACTTAGGAACAAGTAAAGGTAGTAAAATCAGTAATGTAGCTACAAATACTACATCACTTGATAGATCTATTTACGCTAGGGGTGCTGCAAACATAAATGCTGTTGTAGCAAACCTTGTACGAGTTTCACCTGACCTGTCCCATGCAGTAGCAACTAAGATATCAACAATCATAACCAAAGGGTATACAGCGGTAGCTTACGATGAGACAGGACTTATTGACGAGAAAGGTACTGAATTAGCACAAGCACTTCTTCTCAGATGGAATACCCAATCTTACGATTACTCTCGCTTCACCAGATCATCAGATCTACGTAGCCTATGTTCTTCCCTAATACTTGACTCTATCCGATACGGGGGGATGATGGGTGAATTGGTTCTTGGTCCTGGACGAGTGCCATCACATCCCAGAGCTGTGGCCATGTCTTATATTTCATGGGCAGATAACACAGTTGATAGTTACCCAATTTACGCCGGTAGGGATGGGGATATTCCACTCAACTTTCCAACTATATTTTATTCAAGTACTCAGCAGGATATGGAGACTCCATATTCTGAATCCCCATTACAGACTGCTATTCAACCTGCTTTATGGGATAGTGAGTTACAGGATCATTTAAGAAAAGCAGCCCATAAAAATCTTCTTCAGAGATTGGTAGTTACTATCAATTCAGAAGAGTGGGTAAAGACCTTACCTCTTGATGTTCAGAATGACCAGGTTAAACGTGACGAAGCTGCAGCTAATACAGTAGCTCAATTAGAAGCCCAGCTTGAGAGATTAAACCCAGAGGATTCTTTAGTAATTTTCTCAACCCTTGAGGTTGATACTGCAAGTGACGCAAATCGCAGCGAAGATAAATCAATTCAGGTACTTACAGATCTAATATCAGGTCAACTGGCTTCAGGGTCAAAGATTCTTCCAGCAATTCTTGGTCGCGGGGCTTCTTCAGGCACAGCCTCTACAGAAAGCATGTTATTCTTGAACTCAGCAGGGTTTGCTCAGCTGGAATTAAACATAATGATCAGCAGGATGCTGACTTTAGCAGTTAAATTACTTGGGCAGCAAGTTTCTGTTGTATTTAAGTTCGATGATATAAATCTTAAACCTACTCTTGAGCTTGAATCATTTAAAATGGTGAAACAAGCCAGGGTTACCGAACAACTTTCTCTTGGTTTTATATCTGACATTGAAGCATCTATTGAATTGACAGGATCCCTGCCACCAAAAGGGTATAAAAATTTATCTGGGACGATGTTTAAATTAGGGTCTGTCGATACCAAGCAAAATAGTTACAGCAACACATCAGCAACAGCTGATGGAAAGACCGACTCTAACCAAGCAACTAAAGAAACAACCTCTGACGCACCCACAGGGGTTGCAGGGAAGAATCCATAATGGAAAAAACTTACTCAATACTTGCGATTGCTGATGGTATGGCTTCTCATTTCCACGCCATGGAAGCTAAGACCATGGAGGCTATGTCTTCTGATAAAGAAGCTCCTGAAAGTGACCTTCTTACAATCCACGAAGGTGTTGGTCTTATAGAAGTCAAAGGGGCCCTTACCAATGAGGATTCTCCTTATAATAGATGGTACGGACTTATTTCCTACAATCAGATTAGAGCTGCTGCTGTAGAAGCTATAGACATGGGAGTCGGAGCACTTCTATTCGATATTGATAGTCCTGGCGGAAGAGTATCCGGAATGAAGGACTTATCAACATTCATAACAAGTTTAGACATACCAACAATTTCCCATACGTCAAACCAGATGGCCTCAGCTGCGTATTTCACCGGCATATCATGTGAGCACTGCTTCTCAGATTCCATGGCTGAAGTTGGATCGATAGGAGTTGTCATGACACTGGTTGAACGTACTGATGCCATGAAAATGGCCGGGTACTCAGCCGAGGTGTTCCGATCTGGGAAGTTCAAACAAGTCGGCAATCCAAACGAAAAACTTACTAAAGAACGCAAGGCTTATGTGCAGGGGCAGGTAATGACCTACGCAGAAAAATTTTATGATTTTGTTTCAGAACATCGTGGCATCCCTCGCCCGGCCATGTCTGAAATAGAAACTGGTAGAACCTTTATTGGGGAAGAAGCCTTATCAGCAGGACTGGTAGATAAAATACTGTCCTTCGATGAAGCCCTAGCTTTCTCAATGGTACTTGCCAATAAAACTCTTGACAATTCAAGAACAACAGGTGATTATTACTACAATAGTCACATTCTTAAGGGTTCCTCTACGGAACAAGGAGATACAACCATGGCCAAGCAGTACTCAAAGGCACATATGGCTGGTCTAGTGGCCGCTGCCGCTGCAGCAGGTACGGGAGTAGTTAACCCCCCATCTGTTGAGGAACCAGTAGTGCCAGTTAAACCAGCAGAACCAAATGCATCTGAAGAGAGTGGGGAAGAGGTATCAAAAGAAGCTCAAGAACTCCTCGAACTTCAAGAAAAATTCGACGCTTCTCAAGTAGAGCTGACGGAACTTACCAGTAAACTCGAAGCAGCTGAAGCTACTGTAGCTTCTTCCGCTGAAGCATTTAAAGAAGCTTCCGCTGATAAAGACGCAGAACATGCTAAAGAGTTGTCAGCTTTTAAAGACATCATAATCGCTCAGATTAACACCATGAGAACCGCTCTTGCATTATCAAATGTAAGTATGGACTCCTGGAAAGCAGAAGCTGTACTTGCTGAGTACAACGCTGTATCAGAAACTTTTTCAAACTCTTTACCTGTTGGTGGGGTAGTACCTGCTGAAGGTAGAGAAGTTGCTAAAGAACCAATAACCAGAGAAGAGAAGAACGCTTTCGATAAACTCTGGTAACAAAAACTTTATTATAAAGGAGCACTAAAATGCCCACAGTAGCAATACTCCCTCAGGGGGGAACCTCAAACCACCATCGTCCATGGGAAGTAGTAGGGCTGACCGCAGCTACAGCTGACGCTGATGTCGGTAAGCCAGTAAAACTGTCAACAACTGCCAACTGCGTTGAGCTGTGTGCCGATGGAGACGCTATCTACGGATGGATCGACTCTATCGAATCCAGTACCTCAAATGGCCGGGTAGTAGCGAGTATCTTAGAAGATGGGTGCTGTCGCGCAACTACTTCAGGAACAGTAGCTGTAGGGGATATCGTCGAAGCCGGGGCCAATGAAGCCGCCGGTACCTTGCCAACTTCTTGGGGAGTAGTATCCACCAAAGCTGCAATTAATGCAGATATCTCAGATTCCGCAACTGGAGATGAAATTGCCGCAGCTGTTAATGCTCTACTTGCAGATGCTTTGGCAGGCGGATCTAAGAGATGGATCGCTGTTACAGGCGGACTTACTGGCGTAGATATCGTCATCAAAAGCGTATAATCGCATTTAAGGAGAATATAAATGCTGTATATAAAAGATAAAGCAGGACTTCAACACGAAGTTGAGCTTGGAGGCATCGCCCTCCACCGAGAAGCTGAGGAAAAGAAACTCACATTCCGTCAGCTTGTAAATACCAAGTATCCGACAGCCTCAGACCAGCCTGAAACTTTCAAGCAGATGTGCGTTTCTGCTGGAATGCGCTTCAAAGCTGATCCTGAGACCGGACGTCCTGCTTCCACCATGCGTGAGATCCTTATGGGTAACTCTATGGAAGCTGCCACCAACCAGACCGGAGGTACTTTCACCTCTGCTCCAGGTATCCCAGATTCAAGGATTCTCTTCCCTGCTGCCATCATGGAAGCTGTTGAAAGTGATATGCGTCTTGAGACTGGTGATGCTGTATCTGCTTTTGAGTCACTTATTGCCTTCCGTGAGACCATCGCTGGTACTCGTGTAGAACAGCCTGTAATTGATTTCAATGGTAAGGGCGGTCCCCGGGATGCAAGTTTCTCACGAGTAGCTCAGAATGCTGAGCCTAACTCTGTTCTTTCTATTACTGCTAAAGACATTCAGCGCACTGTCCCAGCATCTGCTTTTATGCTGGAGATTTCTGATCAGGCGCTGTTCATGGGTGTCGATAAACTGACCATGACCATGGCAGAATTTTATCGCCAGGCTGACTATAATGAGTGGATTGTACAGCTCCTTGAGATCCTTCAAGGTGCACCTGATGGAGTTAATACTCCTATGGATAACAACACAATCGCCCTTGTTCAGACAAAGGCAGATACTCTGGATTCTACTATTTCTGCTGCTGGAACCATCACTCAGGCAGCTTGGAATAAGTATTTTTATTCCAAGTCTCGTACAATGGTCCCTGATCGTATCGTAACGGATTACGATGCTATACAGGCAGTTGAGAATCGCTCTGGGCGTCCAACGAATGTTATGAACAATTCTATGGATCGTATTGATGTTCCTTTCAAAATACTTTACCCAAAACAGGCGGAAAGTGTTGGAACAATCGTAATGCCTTCTGATGCAGGTTGGCCAGCTAACACCATTATGGGTCTTCAGTCTCGGTCAGCCCTCACTAAAGTTACCAGTTCCTCAATTGATTATACTGGCATCTTGAATGAACCTACCAAACGGTCTACTGCTTATCGCTTTGATCGTGGTATGTTGATTTATCGTAACTACTCAGAGGCGTTTAATACACTCTCTCTGACCCTTACGGCCTAATAAATAAAAGTACCATACCTAATTAGGTATGGTACTTTCTACCATTATAGGAGGAATAGAAATGGCATTGCAGAAGAAAACAAAAGCTGCTGAAGAGGCCAAAGCTGCTGAAGAGGCCAAAGCTGCTGAAGAGGCCAAAGCTGCTGAAGAGGCCAAAGCTGCTGAAGAGGCCAAAGCTGCTGAAGAGGCCAAAGCTGCTGAAGAGGCCAAAGCTGCTG